CCGCCACATGGGCACGGCGACGATCAGCCTCAAGGGCGTGTCCGAGCAGGGCACGGTCGGCGCCTACGAAGCGACGTTCTCGAAATGGGGGCGCCCCTCTGAGGCGTGGAAGCACTCGACGGTGGCGAGCTTCCGCCGCAAGACGCGCGGCCCGTGGGACTTGCTCTACCTCGCGCTCGACGCGGCGGTGGGCAGCCGCAACAGGAGAAGGGAGCGGCCCCAGTGAACGAACAGCAATCGCTTGGACTCGTCGGCTCGTGTTCGCGTTGCGGCGTTCCGCTGCGGGTAGGCGGCGGGCCGGATCCCAAGGCCCGGCTTCTGCGGCTCTCGGCAACGCCAGAAGGCTACTGCCTCGAATGCGCCGTGACGGAGTGGATGTTCCTGACACCGCCAATCTGCTTCCTGTTCGGCAAGGGCGATGCGGTAGACCCGCGCGAAGCGGAGTACTGCCGCAAGCAGGGATGGGACAAGGAATTAGACGGCCCCGACAGCCCGAAACGCGGGCCTCAAGTCTTGCTATTGCCGCACGTCAGAGAGTCGGTGCGGCGCCTATTCGTGGCCGGGCACGCGCAGGCGTCGGAAGCGGCGATCAACTGGAACAAGGTGATCGAGAACTGGGAACTGCCCTTCGCCGACCACGACAAGGCGGCCAAGCGAAGGAAGCGAAGAAAGAGAGGCCCGCAATGAACAAGTGGACCGTCCAGCCGTGGCAGACCGATGGTCTGCCGTTCGCGCCCGTCTATGGGGCCGAGAAGGAACCGGAGCGCATCGTGGTGATCGTTTACGACGGCCTCAAGCCCTTCTCTGTGTTCACCGCCGACGACAAGGGCTATGTCCACGAACACGACTGCAACTGGTCCAAGAAGTTCGGGCTGCTGTGCTTGGAGCAATCGGGCGGCGGGGGCTACGCCTATGTGCACGGGCAACTGAAGGGCCAGCCCAAGTCGTACCTGTGGGTAGAGCCGGGCTTCCCCGTGACGAACGGCGGCGTGTGCGACGGCCCCGCGCTCTCGCCCGCGGAACTGAGGGCCATGGGCTATCGGTTGCTGCGCCAGCCGCTCCAACTGCTGCCCGGCGTGCTCAGCCCCTTCAACGACCGCATCGCTTCGGAGGGTCGGGGGATCTACTGCCCGACGTGCGACGACACCTATCCGAACGAGTACGACCTGTGCGAGCACGTCGTCTGGTGCGAGGAGTGCGGCGCGTGGGTCACGTGGGCCGACCACCTGGCGACAGATGGGAACGATGGCGGGGAGCCGCCAAAGCCGCTGCACTGCTGCAAGTGCGGGAAGGCCGTGTCAAAGGCGCTGTACGCCAGGGGCAAGGGCCTGTGCGCCGAGTGCGAGTTCTGAAAGAAAGGAAGGGCCGAAATGGGGCGAGAAATGCTTGACAAGTGGGCGGCGGAGCGCGCTCAGTTCATTGGCATCAAGGGATTCCTGGACTATTGCCGCGCCCGCAAGGCGGTCCTGTGCCTGGAGCAAGACTGCGGAACTCAAGACTGGCGCATGGCCATGGAATCTCAGATCGACGGCCTGCTCTACGAGTTCCTGGGAATCGACACGGCCCAACTCGAAACGGAACGCCGCAAGGCGCTCGACACGCAGCGGCGGCTCAATGAGCGGAATGACAAGGAGGCCACGAAATGACGACCCCCTGCATCGGCTTCGGATGGCCCAAGGCGCCGCTAGTGCTCGCCCGCGAGCTTGGCGACATCGTGCAGACGAGCCGGGAGATGAAGGACCAGCCTGCCAATCTGCCCGGCCTGTATGCCGACCTCTACAACCATGAGCCGGACCACTGGGCGTTCTGGCTGCCGGACGGCAGAATGGACTCCCCGCGCATCTATAAGCCCCGCTACCGCCGTGGCAAGGTCTACCACGTCGGGGTGCCGCATTGGCGGAGCATCGACAAGCAGTGGTGCTGGGACGAGTTCACCAAGAGATTCCAAGGTGCCGGGGGCTGGGTCTACCACGCATCGTTGGACGAACTCTCACAGTACAACATCCAATGGCGCCGCTGCTCCTCCTACTGCCTGCCCTCGCGGGCGGCTACGCAGTGGCTCCTGTGCCTCAGCGCCGAGCCTCAGAGGCTCCTGTGCCGCACGGAGCAGGACGCCATCGAGGAGTTGGTGGAACGGTTGAAGCCGCCCCATTCGGACATGTGGGTGAACTACGGCCTGCGACTCCGACCGTGCGCCACCGCGCTCGCCAGCTACCACACGATGCTGGCGGCGGTGCTCAAGCGGCCCGTCGCGGAGCTTCTGGCCGCCAACGAGTGGTTCTGGCGGTGTCGCTTCGAGGTGGTCGAGGAACCGAAGGAGTGTTGACCGATGGCAGTCTACGTCGGCCCGCCGTTCCCCTGCTGTCCGAATGCGAACTGGCGCTGGCGGCACGCGGCCCACCTCTACGCCGACACGCCATGGGAGCTCGACGGGTTCGCCCTGCTCATTGGCCTGCGCTCGGCATGGTGTCAGGCGAGGGGGACGTACAAGGCTCACTACGATCTCACGGAACGCAAGCGGGGCGAGGCGCTCGCGGCCGGGGCGGTCGAGCACACACAGAGGGAGGAAGTCGCATTCATGAGGGCGCGGCGCGAGGCCGCGCAACCGAAGGAGGACAGCCGATGACCCAAGAACAGCATGCTCTGGCCGTCTACCAGAAGGCTTATTGCGCCCGCAGAGACGCCCAGGAGCGCGAGGCGGCAGCGTGCAAGAAGGCGTTCCCGCCTGGCACCGAAGTCGCCTACTTCCACGGCGACGACATGCGCTTCGCGGTCGTCGTGGAGAACAACGAGTACTTCCCTCGCTTCCGCGTCAAGGGTTCCACGGGGTCCGTCTACTGGCTCGACGGGACGCGCGTGCATTGCGTGTCGGCGCTGCCAAAGAAGGAGGAGAGCCGATGATCGTAGGAATTAGGAGGCTCTCATCATGAGGTGCCCAAAGTGCGGTGACAAGAACGTCTACATCTTCGTGGACGATATCCACACAGGAGACGCCTGGTGGGTGTGCCCAAGCATGTGCTGCGATTGGCGGAAGCCTTATCTTCACCCCGCCGTCAAGCTCGCCTTCGCCGCCTACGAGCGGGCGCTGACGATGACGTGGCAGCACGCGAACGCGCTTGACGCCTATCGAGATGCGTTGCCGTCGCCAGAGCACAGGAAGGCCATGGACACAGACGGGTGGAGAGCCTGGGGAGCCGCCAAGGCCGCCCGCACGTCTCGCCGGAAGGCGGAGGGAAAGGAGGACGCGCCATGAGAGTCAGATGCCCGCGCTGGGAGACGTGCGAAGCTGGCGGCTGCCCGCACTATGGCGAGCACGACTACATCCCCGCATGCGCGGAGCCGTGCGACGCCTTCGACGCCGAGGAGGATGTGCTGTGCGAACCCGTGGATGAGGAGGACGAGCAATGAAGCCCCGCCCCTGCCCCTGGGCCAAGGCCGCTCGGAGCCGGGCGCGCCGCGAGGGCGCCAAGCTGATGCGCGAGCGCAAGACCAAGTGGCGCGGCACCGGCCCCGCCAAGCCCGCCGACTGGCAGGAGCGCATCGCCGCCGAACTCGCGCGCCAGGCCGAGGAAACGCGGAAGCATCCGCCGCGCCTATCCGACGCGCATCTCGACGCCATCGTGGACTCCGTGAGGAGAAGCTGACAGGGAACGCGCCGAGCGGCGCGCCCGCAAGAGGCAAGCGGGAAGCAGCCGTCCGCTTGCCGACACACACGACCAGGCTGCATAGGAGACGTGACATGGCGGAATTGGGAATGGCGAAACACAGGCAGGTGCCCCGGAGCGCGCACGCGGAGCACGAGGTAGTGACTCCGGGTGCCGGCGGCAGCGCCGCCCCCGTATCGGAAGCGCTGGCGACGGCAGCCGCGAAACGCAACGGCTTCCTTACTCTGGACGTGATCCTGACGCTGACGGAGCAGATGTTGGGCACCTCGCCCGGCGACAAGGAGGTGTACAAGACCTTCGTGGAGTCGAAGCGGCCCGACAACGGCGAGGCCGAGGACGAGTCTGAGGCCATCCCCGTGGACGAGGAGATCGCCCTGGGCACGACCGTCTTCATGCAGGATGCTGACGGCTGCCCGTTCGTGTACGATTACACCGTGAAGGGCTTTTTCAAGGACGCCTGCGGGATGCTGCGGCGGGCTGACGGCACGGAGAGCAAGAAGCTCAAGGCGTACAAGAAGGAGATCGACGGCCTGATCTTCGTGACGCCGCGCCGCATTCGGCTGGAACTGCCGGAAGGCGCAGAGATCGGGTACTGCGAGCGCCCGCTTCGCGCGCAGACGGCCCAGGGCGAGCGCGTGGCGCTGGCCCGTTCGCAGAGCGTGCCCGCTGGGACCATGCTGCGGTTCCAAGTGAAGCTGCTGCGGAAGGAACTGCTTCCGATGGTGCAGGAGTGGTTCGACTACGGACAGCTTCGCGGGTTGGGGCAGTGGAGGAATTCCGGAATGGGTAGATTTATTCACGAGTGCGTTCTTGCCCCCGGTGCAGTGCATTATGACACTGCCGACAAAGCGAAATGAGGTTGTCGAGGGCGTGCGCAATCTCCGGGTCTTGGCCCACGGTGTAGGGGATTACATGGTGGACGTCAATTCCGCGGCTACGCGGCGCGAATGTTCTATGGCACGACTGGCACGTCCAATTGTCGCGCCGTTTCGCGGCTTGGCGTTGTCGTTTCCAATGCCCTTGGTAGTACACGGTCTTCCCGCCACGCCACCAGGAGCAGTTATCGCCCTTCACATGAGCGCTTCTCCACTTGCCATAGCACCGGCGAGAACAGAATGGCCCCCACACAGTCTTACGCACAACATGCATCTGCACAGTAAACTCTGTGCCGCACATTGGGCATATCACTCGCTTGCTTCGTGGACCAAAGGACGCTATGTAGCACCTATGGCTACAAAATCTGCACGCTTTGTATCTGATGCGGTTCGCGAGTACGATGAATCGCTTGCCGCAATGTTCGCATGTACGAAGAACCTTTGGCTCGCGGCGATGGTAATGCATGCCGTCATTCTATCACAGGGAAAGGATGCTGTCAAGTGAATGCGGGCCACGGAGCCTTCACCGCCGAGGTGACTCTGGCGAAGGCCAAGGAGGTGACAGGCTAGGGCGGTGCCCAGATCGGACTTGCGGGGCGCCGCGATGGCTGCGCCAGTCGAGGCCACGCGCAACCTTGCGCTACGAGGCGATGGCGATGTGCTGCGGAACCACGCTGAGTCCGGCGGCGCTCGGCAACGGCGGGGCGCAGCCCCGCGGAGCCGCACTTTGCGCCGCAGGGGCGCTGCTGCGCGGCTCGGCGCTTAGCAACGGCGCAGCGGAGGAGTGCACCGCGATGCTGAGGCAGTGAGTGGCAACGGACGCCCGTCGCCGCGAAGCAAAGCACAGAGACGGCACGGCGCCGCACGGCCCGGCGGGGCAATGCCAAGCACAGAGACGGCGAGGTGATGCGACCCAAGGCAGGGGCAAGGCCAGGCCGCGCTTGGCGGTGCCTTGCATTGCCGTGGCGATGCGGCTCCTAGCGCCGCGGGGGCGTGGAGAGCCAAGCTGAGCCATGGCGGCGCGATGCGTCGCTTGGCGTGGCGGAGCGATAGCACGGGACTGCGCTGCACTACTTGGCGGGGGCGGAGCGAGGCCACGGGAGGCATGGCACCGGAAGCGCATGGCAACCGCAGCGACGGCGATGCGCAGCAGCCCGACGCTGAGGCACTGCCTTGGCCAGCGGTGACCGGCGGTGGCATGGCTGGGCAGAGCGCAACCGAGCCGAGGCGGAGACAGGCACGGCCCGGCAGAGGCAAGGCCCGGCATGACCATGCATCGCTACGGCAAGGCAAGGCGAGGCAGCCCCCGCCCGCAAGCTAGGGGGTGGGGCTACTTCAACTCGCCGCGCTCCGCCATCATTCTGATCACGACGGCGCGCGCCGCATTAGTAGCCCTCTCGCGGATACTCTCTAGTTGGTTCTTCATTTCGGGCGAGGGGTTCTGCGGGTCGAGTGTCGCGCCGTAGCGCTCTGCCACGGCGAACCACGCATCGAAGCCAGCCTTGGTGCGCGTCCCCACTTCCTGCATGAACTTCTCATACGTGGCGTCGTCCATGTAGGCTTTCTTGCCACGCCATGTCAGGGAGCGGTCGGGCGGCCGGGGGTGGAACTCATCCATGGGATGCAGGCGGTTCCAGTTGTAGACCATCACATCGCCGACATAGGGTTGGGTCTTTCCGACTTGGGCGGGGGCGATCATTCGCCACAGGAAGTCCGTTGCGGCGTAGTTCCACGGGGAGCCGTCGCGGAGCATTGGGCGGCCCCACATGTCGTATCGTGGATGGTCGAGGCCGGGGGCAAGCTCGGCTTGCTGAAGCGCCCGTTGACCGAGAAGCAGGCCGGCTCGGGTGCCGGGCTTGCCGTAGGCGCGGCGTTCCTTGATCGTGGCCTGCAAGGCGCGGGCGGGTGCCTTGATGAAGTTGGGCACCCACGAGGACGCGAAGCGGCTGGCATAGGTGGCGAGAGAATCAACAAGGTCTGCCCTGCCCGCTACGGGTTCGCCCACGGCGCGATAGAGGTCTTGGATGCCTTGGAAGTAGGTCTTGTCGCCCATCTGCTGAAGGAAGCCCATGGAGCCTTCGCGGACGGCCACGGACGGGTCGCCCGACTTGATGCCTCTGCCAAGGTCAACCGTGGCGGCGAGGGCAGTTGCGAACGGCTCGATGCGGTAGTATGACCACCACTGGCCTGCGATCTTGATGCTGTAGCGGTTCTGGCCGTTGATCCCGTCCTTGCCCGTAATCCACGGGTCGTCGTCGTCCTGGCCGATGATGAGCCACAGGAGGCCGGCGGAAATGAGATCGGCAGCAATCTTGTGGCCTGCCAGTGAGTTCTTGACTCGGCTCCAGTCGCCCGTGATGGCCGCTACGCCCGCCGTGTAAGGCAGGGCAAGGTGCCGCAGCAGGCGGTAGGGCGACATCTTCATGCCCGTTACGGCGATGTGCGCGGGGGTCGTGATGAAGGGGAAGGAGAAGTAGGCCCAGCGATGCTTCTTGCGGATATTGATCACCCACTGGGCGAAGGGGTCGGGCTTGCCCTTGAACGTGACTTCCTGGGAAAGCTCGATAGCCTTCTTCCACGCTGGGGATACGGGGTCCGCGATGAGCGCCTGCATGCGCTCGGTGAGTTCCGCGCCCTTGAAGCCCTCGTTGACGGCCATGCGGTGGGCCACCATGGCGACCTTGATCCGCGCGGCGAGGGTCACGGCGAAGTCATCCATTGCCATGAGCCAGCGCTGCGGATAGCGGATGGCCCTGCCCTTCTTGCCTGCGATGGCGACGCCGCCCTCGACAAACTTGGCCTGCCCTTCCTCGCCGTGCAACTCCTCCATCGTGGGTATCTCTGTGACAAACGTCTCGATGGCATTGCGATAGGCGTCGGCTATGGCCGGCCCGAGCGTACTGGTGAAGTCGAGCATGTGCTTGAGATCAGACAGGTGGGTGCCTTCCTTCGCGCCCGTGGCGGAGTTCCACAGGGCAGTAAGCGACTCGCGGATGCCGAAGTGGTAAGCAAAGAAGGCGCTGTTGGAGAAGAAGTTGGCGCTGTGCGTCGGTGTGCCCGAGAGCAGGATATTGCGGTAGAGTTCCTGCACCACGTCCCACCCGCCTGAGCGGCTGGTGATCATCTCGCGGTGGATGGCGGCGGCCTTGCGACGGTCTTTACTGAGTTTGCCCAGGTTCTTCGGGTCCACGCCGTGCTTGGCAAGGATAGCGCGGAAGGCGATGAGTTCCTCGTCGCGCTGCTTCCGCAGTTGTGCCACGAGGGCCATGTTGCCGGCCTTCTCGGCGGCGGCCATCTTGTCGAGCCACGGCTTCGCGGGGAAGGCAATGGCCTCTGAGATAGCGCGGAGCCTGCGCTGAGCGGGTGACAGCTTCTTGTCCTGCATCGTGCGAAAGACAAGGCCGACGTTGCCACGCAACTTCCGCACCGAGTCGTAGAAGATGGTGATGTTCGGCACCTCGGCGGGGTCTGCCGTCAGCACTTCGGGGATGATCTGATCCACGAGACGGTCCATGATGTACGTGTCAACGGCCTCTGGCACCTGATTGGCGGCGGCCATGCCGACGATGCGCGCCCGCTCGGCCACGGGGTCGGCGGCGACTCGGGCATCTGCGGCGTCCTCAAGGGGCTTCAGGGGCGTCTGCGCGTAGGCCGGCACCTGCCCGCCCAGCGTCAGGGCATTCTCGCGCTCGCGCAACTTCTCAAGACGCTCGTCAATCGTTACTGCCTCTGGTGCCCCGTCCTCGAACTTCTTCCGCTGGTTGATGAGCATGGCGATCTGTTGGGACACGCGGCGGCGTTCCTCGCGCTCGGTGTCGAGCACGTCTACGCCCGCGCGAGCTTCCTCGGATGTGCCAAGGCCGGCGAGATAGGCGGCGCCCGATGGCGTGGGGCGCGGGCCAAGGGCGACGCGCGGTGTGCCGCCTTCGGGCGTGACGAGCTTCGCCGTGCCGGGGGCCTTACCCGCCTTGGGGCTTCGCGGGATGCGGATGTTCTCGCGTGGCGTCATGGCGTCGGCGTGGGTGCCCTCTGTGCGCAGCGCCTCGTAGATGGGCGCGAGGTAGGGCTTGATGTTCTCCGTGTAGACGCCCACCATGGCACCCGCCCACTTGCGGAAGTCGGTCACACCGTCATCGAGATAGGCGCGGCCACGGGTGATAGCCATGGCGAGAGCAGGGACGGGGACGCCCTTGGGCCTGCCCTCCTCGTCTGGGCGCGTGGCAAAGAGGGACATGCCCTTGCCCAGCGCCTCGTCGCGCATGGCGGGCGTGATGTCGAATCCGTGGACGGTGGTTCTTCCACGCCCCTTCGCCGCGTCAGCCGCCGCCGCCATTATGCTCTGGCGCTGTGCGTCGGCTTCCTGATAGCTGCCAAAATCTTCGGACGCCCTTGCCCTGTTGCTATCCACCACCCAATACTTGCCGCCACGAACCTCTATATCAAGAGGGAACGGCCCTACTGGGCTATCCATCGTCAGCAGCTTCACCTCCCCCACCCTCGCTCCGTATCGCTTGACGAGCTTGTTCGTTTCGTTGACGAGCATCTGATCGTAGAAGGCGCGCATGCCGTGGCCGCCGACCTTGAGGCCCTCGCCGCTGAGTTCGCCACGAGGCTCCGCCATGACACGAGCGGCCATCTCTTTGCCAATAGCATCTGACAAGTGCTTGCCATTCAGTTCGTCCATGCTCGCGTTGACGATGTTGCCCTGTTCGTCAACGCCCATACCGACGACTTCGCCTTGCCCAACCTTCGTTCCGTAGACATACTTGCCACCGGGCCGTTCGTCAGATGGGTTCCACGTCAACTTGTCAACGGCAGTCGCAAGGCTGTACACGTCCGCCTGCTGCGCCCCCGTGCTCCACGCGATCCTGTCGTATCCGTTCTCCGCGCCCCATCGGATCATTCGCTTCATTGCGAGCGTGGGCCACGTGCTCTTGAAGGGGGCGTTGGGGACGGCGTTTTCGGACATCTGCGCCCGCAACTTCGCAACAAGCGTGTCCCACGCTTCGGCCTCTGTCTCGAAGCCGATGTAATTGGTGGTTCCTCTCGGAAGGTTCGGGCCGTCCAGAAAGTATGCGCTTCCCCCGCGACTGCTCGCGGATCGGCGCACAGAGTACCCCAGGCTCTCCGCGTCTTGCTTCGTTAGAACGTTCGCGCCCCCATATCCCTTCTCCCTTCCCTCCTGGTGCCAGTCTGACTGAATCTCCTGAATCACCAGCACGCGCTTGCCCCGCGCGTCCGTGAAGTCCGACGTGCGCACGTGGGCGAGGACGTTGGGTTCAGACCAGTGCTGGCCGGTGAACACGTCGCTACGATACGCCCCCATGTCCTCGCCACGCTGCGTGCCCGCGTAGGACTTCTCGATAGCGGCCACGGCGGCCTCCATCGTCTTGAAGTGGGCGTTCTGCATCTTCTCAGAATCAACGACGTACTCCGCCCCAGTGCGCTGTGCGCTCCAGTCGTATCGGTATGGCCAGTAGGTGATCGTGCCGTGCTCTGACCCGATGGTCCACGGGGTCGTTGTGACGCCTTGGACCTGCCGCGACCCGTCCTGGTACGCAACACCTGTTCCATTGAAGGGCACTGTTGGCTCTAGTGCAATCGCCTTCTTCGCTGCCGGCATCTGAAGCAGCAGTTCCCGGTAATTTTCTCCACCCGGCACCGCCTGATACTGAGAAAACTTTGTGGCAGGGGCTTCCGTGCCGGGAACCTGTTCTACATCAAGCGGCGGCTCGTCCTCACCTTGATAGCGCTCGGCATAGTCCCACGCCTCATCCTCCGTATCAAAGCGCCTGCTGAAACGCGGCTGCCCATCCTCGTCAACGACTGCCCATTGAGGCTCCCCAGACGGTCTCCCCCCCTTCACCACGTCCACCACTTGGATTGCGTTGGCCTCAAGGTGCTCCTGCACCTCGGCCTTCGTCACGCTGCCCTTGCCCTTGAGCAACTCAGGCAGGCCGCTCCATTCGATTTCCTCGTCCTTGACGCCAGCGCCCTTGAGCATGCCCATGAGCTGCTGAGGCGTCGCGCGCCCGCCCATCTTGGTATCGACGGCCTGCGAGAGTTTCGAGTACCACACGGGGGCCATGCGGTCGCGTTCGGATTCGTTGGTAGCCGGCCTCGTCGCAAACAACGTCTGCTTCCCGCCCGCGCCAGCCGCCGCGCCCTTGCCAGCTAGGTCTGGGTAGTCAGCGAGCACGTCCGGTGGAATCTGCCGGCCCTGCTCTATGGCGCGCTCTATGAACAGCCTATGAACGTATGCGTTGTTCATAGACTTCTCGAACCGACGCGCCCTGCGCTCGCTAGGCAGACGCCGGTATGCGGCGTAACTCTCCCGCCTGATGGCATCCGTTGGCGTCGTCTCTTTGCCAGCCAGAATGTCTGTCAGGTGTTTGAGTTCGTGCATCAGGCCGGGCACGTAGCGGGCCGCAGCCTGTTGCGGGTGCATCACGATCCTGTAAGCTCCGGCCTCCGTTGGGCCACCTATGGCAAAGCCGCTGAATGACTCATCGTTGAGCCTTGACGCGACCCAGATTTCGACACCATGGGACTCCCTTGGGAAGAGCGCCAGCACTTCGGGCGCAAGGGCGTCGCCAACCGTGGCGATTTTATGCGGGCGCATCACCTTGCCGCGGTCCTTTTCAGCGCTCATGTATTCGTCTTTGATGGCCTGATTGAACGCCTGCGTAAACACCGCCTGTTGCAGCCCGTAGGAACCTTCAGCAACATAGTCCTCCTTGGTCAGTTCCCATGGATCGCGCACCGCAAACAGGGACTCGCCCTTTGGACCTGCCTGGGCCGCAGCGCCCTTGCCCGCCTCCTCCCCCGTCAGGAACTTGAACACCCGCTCGATTGCCTCTTGCTTCTCAAGCCCTTGCACCGCGCGCAGCGAGCCGAACACCTTGGTCAGCCACTTCTTCAAGTCGCTGAACACCCGAGCCAAGCCCTTGGGCGCGCGTGCCCTGCCATTGAGCCATTCCACGAATGCGTTGGCGAACTTCTCCTTCGTCGGCACGTCCCACTTGCCGTACTTCGCGCCCGCCCACGTCTCCGCCTGCTTGCGCACGTCCGTAGGCAGCCACACCATGCCCACATGGCCCAACTCGTGCATGGCCTCGTCAACCGTGGGCGCGTCGAGCGCCCTTACCGTGGCATTGAGGCTGTCAGCCAGTTCCGTGACGGCTACGGCCTTCAGCCCCTTCTTCTTGAGCGCCGCCATGCCCTCCGTGGTAGTCGCGGGCGCAGTAGCCACGCCCTCGGCGAAATTGAGCCGCTTCCACACATCTTCGGAGTCAATGCCGCTGGCCCGCGCCGTTGCGAATACCATGGCGTCGGCAATGGCGAGGGTGCTCTCCTGCTCTGCGGGCGCGAGGTTGGCGAAGGACTGGCGGAACTCGGCGTGGACGCGGGCGCGCTCCGTGGTGGGGGCTTGTGCCGCAATCTCCCCTGTGGTGGCAGGAGACGGCCCCTGCTGCGTCGCGGGTTCCTGTAAGGCTTCTGATACCACCGGCTGTGCGCCCGCCTCTTTCGCGGGCATCTCAGGGGCAGTCGGTGTGGTTTCGGGGGCAGTTGGGGCCGTCTGGGGGGGCGCTTCCACGGCAGGGGGCGCCGCCGTGATCTGGTCCAGTTCCTCAGCCGCCGTGGGCGCAGCGACGCCCTGCTTCTCAAGCGCCAGCGCCTCGGCCATGGCCGCCTGCTGCGCCTCGTCCAGAGCGGGGGGCGCCTCCTCTTGCGGGGGCGGGGGAGCCACTTCCTCGCCCAGCCCTTTGGCGATGGCGTCGTGAACGAAGCGGTCCATCTCCTTCTTGACTTCGGCCTTGGCCTTAGCCCGTCCCGCCGCGTTGCGCATGGTGCCCATCGCAATGCCGGGGGCCATGGGCAGGGACAGCACCGCCGCCTCGACGCCCAACTGTTCAAGCGATGGGATGATCTTGCGCCATTCGTCGCCCTGGAACACGGCTTTCAGGAACGGCTCGACGCGCTCCTCTGTGAGTTCCGCGATGACGCCGTTCCAGCCGCCGGCCTTCATTGCCGCATCGAAGGCACCCGCCGAGAAGCCCGCCTTGGCCCACGCCTTGCGCAGTCCGCCGTTGATGAGCGTCACGGCCTTGCCGATGACAGGTATCTTCGCGCCGATCTTGGCGGCGACGCCCAGCACGGCTTCGCCGCTCTGCTCCGCGACATTGCCGATGACGGTATCCAGGAAGGCGCCAGCAAGCGCCGTGCCAGGCCCTTGCCCTTGGCGTGTCCTGTCCTCATAGTTGCCTGCGAGCGCGCTGGGCGTGATGAGGGAACGGGCAGTTTCGCCAGCCACCCTGCCAGCAACCTTGATTCCAGCGCGCGTGAGCGTGCCAGCAATCCCACGCTTGCCAGCCGCTACCGCAATGCCGGGGATCGCCATAAGCCCCTTACGGGCAGCACCCCGCGTCAATGTTGCCATGCCGCCGCCACCCGCGATTTCCGTCGCGTAGCCGACCATCTTTGCGCCGCCCTGAAGTATCTGCGCCCCCGGCGTCAGCCCACGCTCCATCATTTCATTGTAGGCCGCATCCTTGGCTAGAATGCCCTGAGCCGATTCGGGAGTCATTCGACGGGTAAGCGGGTTGACGCCAGCAGGGACGCCAGCGGCTTGAAACGGGACAATAGCCGGGGTAGGCTCTTGCTGCTCACCGGCGGCTACCAAGGCAGCATTGCGGGTGATTCTCTGGCGTTCGAGGCCAACGGCGGGCCCAACGTAGGGGATCATTTCCGCCCAGCGCTCTTTGCCTGCGTACTCTGCAACGTCCGCGCGCTTCGGCAGTATGGCGTCCAATTCGGCCAGCGCGCTGCCGCCCGTAGCGGGGGCCTGTCCCTGCGCAGGCGGCGGCACGTCACCGACGATGGCATCAAGTTCGTCAAGCGCTCCCATAGGAGGCTCCTATCAGTCGGCGTACTTCGCAAGCCACGCTTGGGCAGCAGCGGCCTTCGGCCCACCGCCAGCGGCTACCTGCCGCGCCTGATCGACCTTGGCCTGTGGTACGGCTTCACCGTTCTTGAGCGTCACCGTAGGCTCGGCCCTCATGAGCGGATTCACGCCAGGGGCAGTGCCCGCTGCCTGATACGGCACAGAGGCCGGCGGCGGCGCTTGCTGCGGGGCCACAGCCGCCGGTGGCGCGGGCGCAGGCGCCGCTGCCCCAGCGGCAGCCGGCGCACTCTCCACCGGCGTTCCCTTGAACCATCCGCCGATGCGTTCGCCAAGCGTCGGCCCTGGGGCCGCCGCGGGCGGCTCAGGCTCCGTGAAGTCCGTCGTCACGGCTCCGAACACCTTCTCCCACGCCTGCAAGCGCTTCGACTTCGCGGGCAGTTGCGGCTTGCCGATACGTTTCTTGGCTTCGGCCAAGGCATTGTCCCACGTCATGTTCGGGTCAGCGGTCATCTGTATTACGGGGTCTTTGTTCGCCAGTTTCCGCTCATTGGCAGCCATGATGGACACCGCCGTCTTGTCGATGGTGTCCTTCTGCCGCTGCACCACCTTATCCGCCCGCTCGTTCCACTGCTCCCCCTCGACCACCATCTCGTGGGACACCTTGCCGATGACTTCCGCATGCTTCTGCTGGCGGTAGGCTTCCTTCTCAACCGGCCCCAGTTTCAGCCGCTTCGCCACGACGGGCAGGCTCGCGTCGATGGCCTTCAACTGAGCCTTGGCGTAGTCGGGCATGGCCGCGCCCTCATCGAGCTTCTTCTGCGCCTCGGCGGCAACCGTGGCAGCCTTTTCAGCTTGGAACTTCTTCACCGTCGCCTGCCACTTGGCGCTACCCTTTGCGCGCCAGACGCCTTTCTCGTCCTGGATGAACCGCGTGCCCTGGTATGTGGCGTAACTGCCGGGACCGGCCTCGCTGCCCGTGGGGGCAATGAACTGGGCAGGTCGCGCGGGCACAGCTTCGGCGGGTCCGCCCTCGACGAATGGGCCGCGGGCAGGAACGGCGGGCGCGGCAGGAATCATGCCGCCGTGACTGATACCCGGCGCCTCGTTCTGATATGCTCCGAGGAACTGCCCCTGCCCCGCCTTGGTCTGCTCCATGGTCGTCGCGCCGCGATATGTGCCTGGGATACCGACGCGCGGGGTAGCGGCGGCAAGGTCGGCCTCTGTGGGTAGCGGGTTGCCGAACTCGTCTACGGCCTGCCCTACCCCTTGCCCCACTCCGGGGATAGGGGGCGCCACGGCGCCCTCCATGGCCTTGACGCCTTCGAGGTGCTGCATCGCCACTGCGAGCTGCTTCTGCGCCTGCTCCGCCGTCAGGTTGTGCGGCGGGGCCATGAGGCCGGCCATCCCCAACTTCACGATGTACTCACTATGGGCGATGTCCCTCTGCGCGGGCGAGCGCGGCTCAGGTGCCACGCGATCGTACCGCTGCATCGGCGGCGTTACCCCCAGCGGCATGCGCGCCCGTGGGGCCGGCGCGTTGGGAAGAAGCGCGGGCGCTGGCGTGGTGTAGAGTGTCTGCCCCCCGCCGCCCTCCTGCGAGGGGGCCTCGCCGAGCGAAGCGAACGTGCCCCCGCCGGCCGCCGGCCCCACATCGGCCCCGCGCCCGAAGAAGTCCGCAACACTCACCGACGGCGGAGCGGGCCGCGCCAGCGGGCCAGCCGAAGCCTCGGCAAGAGGCGCTCCAGCATTCGGAGTCGACGGGGCCATGGTCGGCGTCCGCCCAGCCGCCCGCAGGCCCTGATGTTGAATGCTGCGGGCCGTCATCTTCTGGGCATCTGCGGCCTCCCCTCCCTTCACTGCGGCGGCGTTGCGCTTCGCCGTCTCCTGGTTGATCTTGGCCACGCGCCCCTGATACTTCAGCGCCTCCATGGCCGCCGTGTTGCCGCCGATGATCTGGGCGCTGTAGAGCTTGCTCTGCAAGCCGGCCATCTTCGCCTCGTACTCGCTCTTGGCCCGCGCGAGTTCCTCGTCGGACCAGGAGGCGATGTCCTTGTCGGTGTCAACTTCCATGGGGTGCCCCTATGTATTGCTAGCCATACCATTGCGTGTTGCCGGATGCATCTACGAAACTGCCCGTACTAGGCTGGGCCGGAGCGGGCAACCCGGCATTCGGGTATCGCTGCCTGTATGCGTCCTGTATGGGCCTCGGAACGTTGTCCCAACTCCCATACTTGGCGAGGTCTTGGGCGATTGCCGCCATCTCCTGCCCGAGTTCCGTCCTGCTGCCCCCTCCCCTCCCCCCACCCATGGCGCTCACGTTCGGCAGCTTCGGCGTCGTGTCCACGGGCGACATGCGGTCGCTCGGCACGGCCCCCGCCGCCGCGATGCCCAACTGGGCCTGCTGCATCGCCGCAGACTGGCCCTGTTCCATCCGCTGCGCCGCGATGCTGTTGCGGATCGCCGTAAGCCCGGAACTCTGCTGCGCGGCCAGATTGCTCATCTCAAGGTCGTAATCCGCCGCGTCGATGCTGCCCGCCCGGCGGCGGGCATTTAGCTGCGCCCGCTTGGCCGCGATACGCCGGCTCAGCAGGGCCTCTTGCGTCTTGCGCTCATTCTCCCAGTACTCCTGCCCGTAGCCGGCCTGCTGCCAGGCGCCCGGCGCGCCCGCCGCCATGGCCCCCGAGAGATACTCGTTGCGCTGCGCCTCCCTGCCAGCTTCCACTCCGCGCTGGGCAGCGATGTCGCCCCGCGTCGTGTAGGCGGGAGCCACGACGCCGCCAGCGCCGGCCCTGGCATTCGACCAGCCCGCCCCCAGCGGCACGCCGCCGGATGACATGATGGGCTTCACTGGCGACGGCGAGGCCACCTGCGAGCCAGGAGCGCCCGACGCCATGCTGGCCAGAGGCCCCAGCCCGCCAGTCAGTCCAGCGGCATTCGGGTCGTAGGTCTTCTTCTGCGAGGCTAGGGACAACATGGCGGAACTCCTTGACAAGGGGATAGAGCGGGGCCTTGACATCCGCAATGTCCCGTGGTATACTCATAACGAGGGGAGAAACGGATGAAAGGAGAAGACGCATGACGATTAGCGCGGATGGCCTGGACTTGGTGAGAGACGGGCTGAGCCTCATCTTGGAGGGCCTCGGCAGGCGCGTCAGCACTCATGAATCCACGCAGTCGTGTCCGAAGTCGGACATGCTTGGGAGGTTGCGGGAGGCCGTAAACACCGATGGGGAACTGTTCGTCCTGTGCGCCTTCTACTCTGCTTCCGGCGAGCCGATGGTTCGCACCAAGACAGGAAGCATCTGCCTGACTACAAGCCAGATCGCCGCGCTGGCCGAACATGTCGCGCGCGCCAATGGAAGGATCGCGCCGACTGGCAAGGCGATTGGCGGTTGCCTGACTGGATTCACCCAGCGGGGGCAACTGCGCGATCTCGCCATTCTGCGGCGGGGCAACTACGAGTCGAAGCCCTGCGTGGGTAAGAGAAAGGACCGCCTGTGGTATCTGGACGGCGAATGGCTTGACGCCATCTTGGCATTGGCGAAAGAGCATGAGTTGACCCTGAAACATGTGTCCTCGTGAAAAGGAGGAGAAGCGATGAAAGCTCTGATGCTTCTGGCGCTGTGCGCCGCGGCTGCGATGGGGGCGACGGTGAAGACCAAGGAAGTCGAAGGCAAGGAAGTCATCCCCGGCCCGCGCTTTCCCGCCTTCGAGTTCATTGAGGTCGCTGGCGTCACCTTCTATTCCTGCAAACTGGCAGAGAAGAGCCAGCCCTGCACCATCATCACTGGTACGATCACCACGCACCTTCCCAATGACAACTGGGTCGTCTATGTGGATTTCAACCTCGTGCGGAATTGCGGCTCCCTCAAGATGCCACAGCAGAGCGGCGGCGCGCGGGCGACGATTGAGCGGCCAGCACCCGACAAGGCGGTGAAGTTCACCTGCATCGCGCCCGATCTCAAGTCCTTGGATGCCGTTCTCTACTGCTACCAAGTCACTACGTCCTACAAGGTATGGAAGCCGCCAGTGCCGCCGCCGCTGCCGAAGGACTGACGCGGCGCAAGAGGCCAAGGCCATACTTTCTGCCAAGACCCCACTCGCCCACGTGGCCCGCATCCTCCCATCCCTCCGTCTTGAGCGCGGGCAGGTAGACTTCCCTGACGCCGTGACCGACATGATTGTTGCCCGGCTGGCGCGAATGCGTATCGGTGGGGGTGGCCGTGTCGTGGAACGCCAGATAGCCACCTTCTCCCACAAGCGGCCCATAGTGCTCCCAGTCGAACCGGCAACACTTCTCGCAGTGGCAGCCGTCGATGAGCACCAGATCGAAGACTTCTGACAGCGCCGTCACATCGGGCACGGCGAGGCTGCTAGGTTTCGGCACAAGATGCACGTCGCCGCCCTGGGCGAACGAAGGGGCGAATGATGGGCGCTTCCACGTCATCGGGTCCACGCCCACGTAGAGGAATCGCCTGCCAACGCCGATGGCAGCCTGCATCATTGCGGAACCGGTAGCGCCTTCTGCTACGCCGATCTCAAGGATGCGGATGGGATCGGCCCGCCCTGCCAGTTCCTTGACAAGTTCCTGAAGCCGCCACGTTTCCTCTGCGAGCATCAACGGTGCCCCACTTGCGGGCGCCTGCCCGCCCCCGAACAGGCGCGCCCGCAAGCGTTCCTTGGCAGGAATGCCGGCGTGATGAAGCACGCAAGGATCATCCGATGCAGGAAAGCGAGCCAGCGTATACTCGGTGCCCTTGACCCGATGCAGTTTCGGGTCGCGGCGGTGAATCCCGACGCCAAGAATCTCGTGGTCGCCCTTGTAGTTGAACTCGCGGGGCGGTACGGAGTTGGCTGCCCATTCTTGAATGTGCGGATTGCCGCGCATCACGCCAACCATCCCACTGCACATATCCACCTTGACCTCGGGCAGCATGAGGAACCACCCGTGGTCGTGGGACGTGCCGTAGTGCGGGCCGAGCACTTCGTCAACGCCACAGATCAGAAGGTTGTCGCCTGTGATGGCATCGAAGAAGGGCGTCAATGGCTTCCTGATTTCCGTGTCCAGGTCGAGCCACAGAATCTTCTTGTAGGGCGCTTGAAGGATAGCGAAAGGTTTGCGGAACCATCCCTCTACTGTGTCTGGGCAACTGACGACGATGCGACCCCCGTGAGCGTCACACCAGTCCTGATTCGACTTTGACAAGCCAAAATCCGCGAAGACGACTGCCAGCGAGGGGTTGTGCTTGCGGAAGTTCTCGTACCACCAGTCCAGCATCCATGCGTGGCCCTCGATCACGCCGACAACGACGCCCTGCTCGGCCTTCACCTCTCCCTGCCAGCGGCACTTCATTGCGTCACGCGCATCAAGGGTTGGCGACCAACCGACGGGGACGCGCGCCACGGACGCCGCGATGGCGTCATCGAGGGGCACGTGGGGCATGATCGAATTGATGGGCGAGCCTTCGGTGCAGCTAATCAACTCGATCTTCCGCAACGCTCCCTCGACGCGGTGGTGAATGAGCCGTCGGGCGAGTTGGTGGTACAGCCTTTGGTTGTTGACCCGCTGATGATCCGTGAGTTGCCGATCATCATGATAGTCCTTCCCGCCGCCAAAGTCGCAGCCAACGAGGTGGATGCGACGCGCTCCTATCCACAGAGCAAGATGCAGCGCCGCCTCGAAGCTGTTGCGCACAGGGGCCACGAGCGCCAAGTTGTCGGTTTGCCTATCCCACATCTCAAGGGCATGGCTTTTGTCGTCCACGTCTGCGAAGTAGACGCCGGGGCATTCCTTGATGGGCTTGCCAAATACCCACTGGTCGCGCCAGCACATTCGCAGCACCTTGATGAACGGCTCCCAGAGGAAGTTCTGGTCAAAGCACGTCGGGTGGTCGGTGCCCGCCCAGATGGTCGGACGCACCTTTGGGTAGGCACTATTGACTGCGATTGTCACGATGCCCGGCTTCTGCAATAGGGACGGGTCGAGAGTAGCAAGCGACGGGCCTGGGCAGCACAGGTACACGTCTGCCCCGTGGAACGCTCCCTTGAACGTCATCGGCTTCCATCGTTCGCCATCCCAATGCACCAAGGCCACGTTCGACTCCTTAGTTATGGTGGGCCTGTGCCCAGAAAGCGCTGTTGCGCCGCATCGCTTCGTCCGACCTGGCAGGGAATCGGCAGGTCATCCCCCGCCGCTTGCCCGTGAGCCGGACGTGAACCTTCACGTCTTTCATTGTGGGTTCAGCCAAGTCCACCCGCACTGCGCCAGCCGACACGCTGGCCGCCAGACCAATCACTGGCGTTTCTGCAACGGCCCCCGTAGGAACGATGGTATCCGGCTCGCACGCCTCGATGAACAGGGAGTCGATGGGCACCCACGCATAGCTTTGATCTGCAATCACCGTGAGTTCCACGATGTCATCGAAGATCGCCATCGGCGCTTCGGTGCAGAACAGCGCTCGGTTCACGCCGTCTGTGAAGGCGAGGATCGCCTGCTTCCCCGACCAGCCACAGCGCCCACTCCAGCCAGATAACACGTAGCCGCTGGAAGACCATCCGCTGAAACCCGACAGTTGAGGCCAGGATGACCATCCTGAAAGTCCAGACCCATCGGCACCTGGAGGGCCACTCCAGCCCGAATAGGCATGAGCGCTGAAACCGCTCCAGCCCGACATTGACTCGCCCGGCGGCCCCGACCATCCGCTGAGTTGTGGCCCCGCGCTGAACCCGCTCCAGCCGGACATGGATTGTCCTGGCGATCCTGAAAACCCACTAAGCTGAGGCCACGCTGAGTACCCCGACCATCCGCTGAGTTGCGGCCATGCGGAATGCCCGGACCATGGCGAACTGAAGCCGGAAAATCCGCTGCCTGGTGGCCCTCCGAAACCGCTCCATGGCGAGGACCAACCCGACCATGGGCTTGAAAATCCGCTCCATGGTGAACTTGGGCCAGAGAATCCGCTCCATGGTGAACTAAATCCCGACCATGGCGAAGAATAACCCGACCATGGGGAACTGAAACCGCTTCCGGGCGGCCCACTGAAACCACTGAAGTTGCTCGGCAAATCGCCCTTGACCACCCTATGCGTATGCTTCACCGCGTCTATAATCACGTCGGCCACGTACTGACCGTGAGTCGGCGCTGCATCGTCGGGGGGTGCCATTGTCAGGCCGCCCACGGCCCAGTTGACATGCCCTATGACGTTGGGGCCTTGCGCCCCTCCCCCAAGGCCAGCGGGAATCGCTCCCCCCCGCTGCGTCCAGATGTTGTCGCCCTGAATATCATCGGGATCGCTCAGCGCCGTCACCTCTGGCAGCGCATTATCCACGGCCCGCGGCAACTGGACCTTCACCAGGTTCAGAATGTCGTTGAACAGCGCGGCTGCGGCCGGGTCTGCGATGTCCGTCAAGTCCCAATCGAGGCAGACGCCCGCCGCGTCGAAGGCGTCGAGCGTGCGCTTGCTGACGGCGTGGGTTGGCATTACGCCTTGCTCCTCTCCTGCGTGCCGCGCGGCCCTTCGTCGCGCTGGCGCATGCGGAAGACGATGCCGCGCTCGCGGAACACCACGGGGTCGCAACAGGTCAAGCGGTACTCGAAGTTGCGGCCCTGCCCGACGGCGCGGATGTCGTTGCCGACTTGGATGCTCTGGGAGCCGTCCACGTCGGCGAGGTCGCGGTAGTGCGGGCCGTCGGCTTGGAAGGAGTCGTAGTCGTTGACGCGCGTGTTGATGACCAGGCAGGCGTCTGGTGCCGTCTCGTCGGGCTTGGAGTAGGCGTGCGTCGTGCCGAGCGTGGTGAAGCTGCGGATGCTGCCCTGCGCGATGGGGCCGTACTTGCCGTCGGCGCTCACGGGGATGGCGACGGCATAGTAGGTTGTGACGGGCGTGAGCGTGCCGCTGCTTATGGCCGTCGTGCTCGAGGTAGACTCGATGGCGGCGCCGCCCGTGGTGCGCGGGATGCACAGGAGCAGGACGTGATGGCGGTTGGCGTCTGTGGGCAAGGTAAGTGTGAAGGAAGCGCTCGTTCCACCAGCGGCGAGACGCGGGCTGCTGAGGGTGACGGCTTCCGTGGGCGCGCCGGACACGACGGCGGTGACGTGGCGGAACATTTCTGGCGGCGCGTCGCCGGTGTCGCCGTCAATCGTGACGGTCCACACCATTTCATAATCAGTGCCGCTAGAGTACAGCGCGTCCGTTATGGTTATGAACCAAAGACCCGTGGCGTATCGGACGCCGGTGAGCGTCTCGATGGTAGCCCCGCCGCCTGCGGGCCGCGTTATGACGCTGGGCGCTGCATCGGGGTCTATGTAGACCCAGCCCGTGGCGTGGGTGTAGCGTTCGATGGGTCTGTGGTAGACGCGCATGGCTCACCTGTTGATGATGATCACATCTGCGGGCCGCGCCACGGGGAAGGCCGTCAGAGCGGCGGTAACTGCCGCCTGCACCTGCGCGGCGGTCGGGCGCGACGTGATGGTCCCATCCAGTGTGGTTTCCACGAGGGCGCCGTAGGTTCCTGCCGTGCCGTAGGTCGCCGTCAGGGCGTTCCACACGGCACCTGCGGTCGAGGCGGTCCATGCGGCATTCCAGGGGATGGCCGTCAAGCCGGCGCCCGCCGCGCCGATGACGGCGGTGTCCGCGAGAATGGCGTCAACGTCGGCCGGCAGGTTCGCGGCGGCCAGTTCGTCGAGGTAGCCAGCGCGTGCCGCCGTCCACTGCGCGGTGCTCAGAGCCGTAGCCGCGAGCGCCGCGTTGTCGGTTCCGCGCATGTCGGTGTTCGTCGTGGTCGTATCGCAGAGCGTCACGTGGGCCACGGTGTCCGCCGCCGGGTCGAAGTAGCTGGCCGTGGGTAGGGTCCGCAGGTTCAACTCGGCATTCGTCGGGATGTCCGCGATGTCCGCCGCGATGCTGGCACCCGCTGGCGCCCCGAGCCTCACGTAGGCGTCGCCCGTGAGGAAGGCCGCCTTGGCGTTAGTCCACACGGTGTTGTCGAGCGCCGTGGCGGATGGGGCGAGACTGGTTAGGCCGGCGCCCGTGCCGAGGTCGCTCGTTCCCATGATCGCTTCGCCGGGGTCGTGGCCGCTGAGGGTGTTGGCGTTCGTGCCGTTGAGCGCCGCGCCCGTGATGGGGAAGGCGGTCGTCTCGTCAAACTTCGCGTTGGTGATCGCATCGTCGGCAAGGGTGACGCCGGCCGTCACGCTGGATGCCACGTCATACCGCTTCTGGATGCTGAACCGCGCCAGCACGGCGTTGATCGTGTCGCCGTCTACCACCATGCCTTCCACATAGACGATGTAGTCACGATCTGCGATGCAGTTCGCGCTACCGCTGAGGTCAAGCGTGCATTTGTGGATGCCCGTCAGAGGATCATCCTCACTATCTGTCACGACGCCTGCCGTGCAGTCAGTGTCGTCTACCAAGCGCAGCACTTTGACCGTGCCGTCCGTGGCGCGCGTCACGCTGGCGCCGTCGTCGTCGAAGGTGTTCCACGAGAAGATCACGGTGGAATCGTCCGCAACGTTGCCGAGTTCCTGGGGCGCCGCCTGCACAATCGCAGCAAGCGCGAGCGCCACGATGAGTAGGAAGCGCTTCATTAGAGATGACCTCCATCCAAGTGCGGGTTACGCAAGTTCAGGTGTCCCGGAATCCCGCCCGCCGGGGGCGAGTAGGTCTCAGGCGAGCCTGCGGTCAGCTCGTTGTCGGCCTCGGAAACGTTGCTGTGCTCGAAGGCGATCCAGGAGGAGGAGCGGACAATATTAGAAATGCGGGCCTCGTCTATGTAGACATCCGCGCTGTAGCTGGGCGTACTATCACGCAGCGCCCCAATGCTCGTGGTGTCCCATGGGTACTCATGACCAACCGTTCCGGTGGTGATTTCGGCCTGGCTCGTCCCGGCGTTGAGGTAGGCGTCTGCCGTGTCGCCATCGTCCATCGTGCCGACGAGGTGAGTCCATGTGGCAGCAGAAAAGCCGTCGGTGCTATGGGAGTAAGTGTACTTGCCGCTGGAGTCGGCGTAACTCAGGCCCGGATCGCCAGCCGTCGCTCCCAATGCCGAGAGTGCGACTTTCCCGTAGGCGTGGTCCTTGTCGCCCACATAAATCATGTTCTGGCCCGCGTCCGTGCCGGAGAACCAGCATGACAGCGTCACAGGGAAATCGGCAAGTGCCGCAGTGCCTGTCGAGAGATAATCGCTCGTGCCGGCGACGAACCGCATGGAACTGCCGATCTTGCCCGCTTGCGCATACGAGGGAGATCCGCTCGCGGCGAGATCGAGGTTGTTGGAGGTCGAATCGTAGACCGTGCCGCTCGCCTCGGATAGATGGTAGACGGCCTTGAAGTTCACGTCCCACACGCCCGTGGCGGTGCCGGGGTCGCTCGCCGTGGGTGAGTAGTACATCCAGATGTAGGTGTCCGAGGCGGAGTCGATCTGCCAGCCGTCAAGGCTCACCCAAATCTCGAAGTTCGCATACCCCGCGCCGGCGTTGTCGGCGTACTTCTCCTTGTCGGAGTTCATCTTGTTGCCGGCCGCATCGTAGAAGGCCCACTTATCCTCTTCGACGTCCGCGAACGGAATCCCGACGCCACCTGGCAGCCAGGTATCTGTGCCCTTGACCAACAGAGGATGCCAGGTAAGCGTGGCCGACACCGCGTTGTGGTCAATCGCAATCTGGACGCGCTTGGCAAACGCCGCGTCGCGCCACGGCTCCACGGCCAAGGCGGAGAGGCAGCAGACCGCGAGGATGGGCAGGGCCAGCACTCGGCGCATCACGGGAGTTCCTTGAGCTTTGTCACAATGGCCGCCGGGTCGTTTGTCTTGAGCTTCGTGAACAGGAGCAGCACCGCGTCGGCGGTGGCCTTGCGCTTCGCCGCCAGGGCCTTGAGGCTATCGGCGTTCGACTTGGCCCAGAGCCACTTGGCATCCGTGGACGCGGCGGCCACACCGGCGTCGATCACGTCGAAAATAGCCTTTTTGACCTCCGTCAAGGTCCCCATGTTGTTGCTCGCGGTCGTGGCCGACTTCTCAGCAGAGTCGAGCAACCCGCCGGCCGTCTTGACCGCTGCATCCAGGTCGGCGAGGCCGAACTTCGCGGTCTCCCAGTTCTCCGGCAACTCGCCGGCGAACGCCACGCCCGCCACGAGGGCGAGCACCAGCACGGTCACGATTCGCTTCATCACGGTCTCCTTTCGAGCGGTTGCGGAGCGGGCGGTCATTCGACCTCCTTGGCCACTTCAGGCGCCTTGACGACTTCATCAGCCTTGACGGGGATCCACCGAATACTCTTGACGCGGCCGCTGGCGATGGCTGCCTTGAACACGCCGTCCGTCACGGGGCCACCGCCGGAGGTTCCGCCGATGCCGCCCTGGGCGATGTCGGCGACCTTGCTGGCCGCGAACATCCAGCCGACGAGGGGCAGTTTGCTCAGCGCGGCGGTGATGCCGAAGGCAGTATCCTTCGTCTGCACATCGAGGCCGAGGAGTTTCTGCTGTTCAGCGGTGAGCGGCGCGGTGCTAGGGGTGTCGAGAAACTCGATGGTCATGGCATAGGCCCAGCCGGGGGGCATGGGGGCCGCGGCGGGCACGGCTGGCGCCGCGTCCCTTGCCGTCAGGATGCCCGCGCAGCCGGGGAGCACCACAAGCAACACACAGAGCAGCACCTTCATCGCAAACCTCCTGCAATCCAGTAAAGGGGCCTAGTCCAGTCAACGTCCGCAAAGATGCCCACGTAGCCTACGTGGATGCGCTTCAGTCATGAAATCCCCGTCGAGCGCACATAGGCGCTATTGATCGACGCGCCCAGCAGCACGCGGTCGTAGGCGAAGCCCCACACGCGGCAGGCCGGTTTCACCTCGCCAACGATGATGGGATCGGCGGCGAGCACGCACACCTGAAGCGTGGCGTGCGGCTTCTCGCTCGTCGTGATCCCTGTGGCGCAGCCGGGCAGGAGCATACCCACGGAGAGTAACCCGAAGATGAGGAGCTTCGCCGCGCCGTTGCTCCCGCCTGTGAGTAGCCGCTTGCCAGCGGAGAATCCGCCCGCTGCGGAGATGCCGGCGAACAGCCCATAGCCCACGATGTAGCCGATCTTCGACATGTCAGGCGGGATCACGCCGAAGGACAGGCCATAGACCGCAGCCACGATGAATCCGAACCCGATGCTGATGAAGGGGCCGAACCGCTCGATGGCCGCGTCGCCGAGGGCCTTGCGCGCCGCCTGAGTGAAAAACACGATCACGCCAGCCATCGCAGCCAAGAGAGCCATGTCCAACTGTGCCATGTCACGTCTCCTTCTGAGCGGTTGGGGGCCACTGCTCAAGCCACTTGCAGTTCGGGCAGTGATACCGCTCCTGTGCGCCTTGGTGAGCGAGCACCCAGCGTTCGCCGCAACGGGTGCATTCCATGTCACTGACAAACCACGGCCCGCCGGTGCGTTCCTCCATGGCCGTGATGAGGTTGCTCAGTTCAGAGTCGTGAACGTATGTGACTCCAGCCACGTCACATCTCCTTCTCAGGGTCAGGGAACTTGAGCCGCCCAGCGAGCAGGCGTTCCGAGCAGGGGCCGACGGTGGGGATGCTCATGGGCTTGGCTCCGCGCGAAGGTCGCTGCGCTTCAGGTGCGCCAGAGACCTCTTGATTTCTTCGAGCGATCCCTTGATACTTTCGTACTGCGCCTCGCGCGTGGCCTTGCCAGAGGCAACCGCTGTCTCGGTTGCCACACCGCGCCAGAGCAGGACGCCCAGCGCCGTCCACAGGAGAAGCAGGATGGTGCCGATGATTCCCTGGCAGCGGCGCCGGGCCTTCTCGCAGTGAGCATCTGTCATCCCCTGCCCCTTTCAGCTTCGCGTCGCATCATAGCGACCGCGCCCAATGTGATGCCGGCATACCCCAGGCGTCCCAGCATCTCCACGGTCTCGGCTTGCGCCTCCTCCTGGATGCGCGGGACGACAATCAGAGTGCCGTCGCCCAGCAGCGGCTTCATCAGCTTGAATCGTCTCAGCGCCCGCGCCGAGTCGCCGTCCGCGAACAGGAATACCGCGCCAGCCACAAACGGAACCCAGTGAGGCGAATCCTTCACCGGCGGAACCACCAACTCGCGGATCGCCTCGTGCCACGGCATGTCGATGTAGCGGATGTTGATGCGCCGCTCCCTTCGGTACACCCCAGGGCTTCGGCCAACCTCCCTATTGCCCTCCGCGTAGTCTCTGGCGCGTGAGCAGAAGACGAGAATCCGTGGCACATCGCTGGGCCTGGGGCAGCGCTTGGGCCGGAATGAGAACCCGGACACGATGCGCTCCGCTTCCTTGACGGCGCCATCGCCGATCAGGATGATCTTGCGCGGCAGGACGACGCTCGCAATGTTGCGCAGCAGGCGCCAGTAGTAGCGCAGCGTGGGCACGCCGGTACGATTCCAGACAGGTGTGCCCACTATCGCATCCTACCTACGTGAACCGGGACGGTGCAGGGATACCTTCTGCCTCCATCACTTCGCGGAAGCGCCGCCGAGACCACATCTGCTCCTGAATCTTGAGCGGATACCTGCCTGTGCCAGAACCACGGCGTTCGTGCTTTACCACGTCGCCTTCATTCAGAATGGTACGAATCTTGTAGCCAGCATGGTTCGCCCGAAGGCTGAACAGCGTGTCGAACAGAAACATGAACATCGTGGGTTCCCACCCGCCGATGCCAGCCACGCAATCGAGGCTGTACATGCAGCACATGCCAGGCGTCTCAGGCAGTTTCAGCAGTCCAGATTCATCCCACGAATCCGGGTCAGCACTTTGCATTTGCCGGATCGCGAGTGGTACCGTTACCTGACCGGTGTCTGGGTAATCGGTGAACACTTTCAGCATTTCAGGTACAGGGTCAATAAGCCACTCCACGTCCTGGTCCTGGATGATGAAATGCCTGATACCAAGGGCAGCGAACACTTCGGCAAGGCGGTTGCGCGCGTTCGAGCAACCTACGTTCTGCGGGCTGTGAATGTACTTCACCAGAGGAGCATTGGCAATCACCCAGTCCCCAATGCTCTGGTCCTCGGTATTGTCGAAGATAACGACGTGGTACTTCTCCCCTCCATTTGCATAGATGCTATCAATGGCCTTCTGCACGTCTTCCAGACCATAATAGGTGATGATCCCTATCCCAATTCCTTCCATTGTCTTGCTGGACATGAAGGATGGTCTGAATGCGCCTGGGCCTTGCGGTGGTCGTTCGTTGGGCAGCGGTCCACGGGCGAGCGCTCGCGTCGCTTCGAGGCGGCGGTCACGCATTGAGAATAATCGAAGCGGAGCGACAACCGGCGTCGCAGCGCTGGACTCATGCACTGCATGTGGAGACAGCCCTTTGTCTGGTATCGCCGCTGGTATGCCCAGCATCCCCGATAGAGTATCATCGCGCAGAGGATATGGCATTTGCTTCCTCTCTTGCCGTTTGCGGCTTATGCGTTCAAGCCGTCTGTCATTCGCGCTCAACTGAGCGCCCCTCGGTTGGTTGCATCATTTACCCATTGGTCATGCGCTCACGGTAAGCATGGATAGGACGCCGGCTGCTACACGAGGAATGCTCGGTTGCCAGTCCGATTGAGCGATAACGTGGACCGGAGTGTTCCATGGGTTCCACGCGCTTCGATAGCGTTCATTCAGAACGCGCATCTTGACCTCGTCATTCTCCTGCGATGGTGAGCCGTCGTCTCCTCCAAACCAGAGTACGTGCGGACAGCAACACAACGCCGCAAAGTGTATGTAGCCGCTTGATGGGCCAACAGCCAGAGCAGATGACCGCGTAATGTTTGCCAACTCATGCAGCGGTATGCCGCGCAGGTCTTCTGTACCAGATACCCGCAAGGAAGCTGTCCGCGTGCCAACGGAGACAAGTTGCCACGGCCCACAAGAGAAGCGATCCGCCAACTCGTCCCACTTATGCTGAGGCCAGTTACGCGCGACGCCCCATTCCTGCCTGGCGCGAGCATGAAACAGGATGGTATTGCCACATCCAGAGATTGTGCGCCCATACTTGATCCACAACTGCTTGTCGCCAACAGGCTCGGCATAGACGTTGCCGAACATGAAGGTGTGAACCGGAGCGAATACGTCGGCATCCGCCGGAATGAGAGCGGCGACAGCCTCATTCGATGGCCCGGTGCCACATCTGACACCAGACCCCACGGCAATTCCGCCGAAGCTATGCGGAATGTAATCACCGTGAAAATCCTCGCTGAGATACTCCCAGCCACGACGAGCGCACACCGTCACAGGAACACGAGTAAGCTGCGCATGATAGCGAACACCTGCAATCCAGCCCAAATAGACGCCGAACTCGCCCAGCCATGGCCCTGCGAAGATCATTGCGCTACACCGCCTTTTCTTTGGCATACAGGAGATTGCCGCTGCCCTGATTGGTTCGGGCGAGTTGGCGGACAAAACCGTGCCGCGCCAGAGCCGCCAGGAGAGCGTCGCCGTACCTCGCGTCGCGCGGTGCGTTGTGAATCCGCTCCTCCACGCAGACCAGTTGGGCTTCGATGAGGGTGGACCCCATCGCGGACAGTAGCGGAAGCTCCATGCCCTCTATGTCGATGGACACGAAATCGAAGTTCCCGCCGAACGTCTCCGCGATCTGCTCAGGCGTGATCCCAGGCACCCAGTAGGATGCCTTCACCCACTTGCCGACGTTGTGCCCCGGCATGCAGGTGGAAATCTGGCTTCCGGTCTCATAGAGACGAACGATCTCCGCGCGCGGCATGACGGCCGCGTTGACCAACTGGACTCGGTGGAACTCGGCCATGTTCTCAAGGAGCGAGGGGAAGGTCATCGCGCTGGCCTCCACGCACAGTCCCGACCAGCCATCCTCAGCCAGCGCCCGCACATTGCTGCCCGTCAACCCGTCGAAGGCACCGAGGTCGAGGAAGCGCCCGACCTTGCCCCCGAAGAAGTCGAGGATGATCTGCTGCTCGCCCCACTGGCTGTAGTCTGTGCGCGTCATGCGGTCGCCTTGATGTGTTGAGCTCCGGTGTAGTCCAGAGGGTGCAAGCACGGGTCAATGGCGCGCGCCCTGAAGAAGTCATCTACCGCCTTGCGTGCTCCAGACCAGTGACCGTAGTCGTCAATCTGAATGACACCGCCGGGCGATACGAGATCGTAAAAGGTCTCAAGAGAGAGTTTCACGCTGTCATGCCAGTCGCAATCCACATGCAGGACGGCAATCTGCTTGATCTTGTGCGTTGGAAAGGTGTCCTTGTACCAGCCCTTTACCATCGTGCCGTTGCGCAGCACACCGACGCTCGTAAGGAAGCTAACGACCTCCACCCAATCCACGCGACACCCGCTCGTGCCATGCATCGCATCTGGCGGGTCGTCAGCGGTAGGCGGCGGCATGCCCTCCCATGAGTCAAAGAGCCAGACGTGGCGCTTGAAGTCGTTGGCGAGCGCCATCATCGCGGCAGTGCCACCTCTGAAACATCCACATTCAACGATGTCGCCAGGAATGCCCAGCTTGTCAACATGGCACACCGCTCCGTAGAGGCCCATCATCCGTTCACGATTCACGACGCTGTGCGGCTTGCAGATGGCGAACATCTCATCGAAGGTCACTGGACGGCCTCCAATCAGGATGTGACCGGCTTCTCCATGAGCCAGATTGCCGAGGTCTTCATCTTGTCCCATCGAACGCATTCAAGACGAGCCACAAGGCTGTAGCCAACCTTGATCACGCGAGCCTCCATGTCCATGCCAGGATTCCACAAATGATGCGCAGGATGATTCGGCGCCGCCTTTTCCGTGTTCTTGCGCTTTGTGCCGTCAGGCAGAAAGCACACAGGCAGACACAAGACGAGAAACCCGCCAGGCTCGGTGACGCGATGCAACTCGTGGAGAGCCACGTCCATGTCGGGAACATGCTCAAGCGTGTCCGAACTCACGACACCACGGAATTGGCTAGCCTTGTAGGGAAGACGCTGGATGTCCACAAGGTCAATCAGTTTGTCCCCAGCAGTGATGTCGCAACCCTGCAACCTGTAACCGCGCTCCTCCGCAATGCGCTTACATCGAGGGTCCACGTAGGCCGTGCAGGCATCGAGCACCAATGGCGGGAAATCTTCGTTGACCCAAGGCAGCAGGCTATAGCACGCCAACATCCGATGAGGGAACTCCCAGTTCTTCGCTGAACTCATTGCACGGCCTCCACCCAGTTCTTGACATGCCGCTCTGGGCGAAACTGATCGACAACCCCGGAAGGCACAGGCGGCAGATCTGACGATATCATCTCACCCATGGCTTCAATGTCGCCGGGAAGCACGGCATGAATGCCCTCAAAGATGCGGGCAGCCCAGTAGTAACTTCCTAGCGCGAACGTCACGACGGGCCGGCGGCGAGCAAGCGATTCAGCTACCATCAAGTCAAACCCAATATAGAAGTAGGTTGGCAGCACAAGCCCTGCTGCGCCATCGTAGGTCTTGGGCATGTCCTCGGGCCTGATTCCGCTTAGGGGAATCACGGGAATCCCGGCCCGTTCGGCAACTTTCTGCGCAACTGCTGGAAAGCGCTTGCCATTCACAACCCACGGACGCTTGGGTCTATCGGGAACCGGCGGTTCATCAAAGAACCTGATGGCAATCGGGTTGTAGACCAGCGGCGACCCGACCGCGTACAAGTCCTGAATCTGCCATTGCTCGAACAGGCTGATAGAGATCGCCACATCGAACGACTTCACGCCACGCACTTGCTTGTCTACCATGTCCAGATCGACCTTGCATGGATGCGTATCCACGCCATCGCGGTACATCGCCCAATCTGTGAGGATACGTTGCCACCCGAACCCGTGATAGGTCATAGCGATTCGGCGCGGCGAACCAGGCCGATCTTTCCACCACAACCGCTCTTGATCGAAGGAGTCTAGGTGCAGCACGTCGGGCCGCAGTTGACATGCCAGTTTGTAGCATTCGTCCGAGTATGCTTGGCTATACTTGGCCATCGGGCCTTCGGTATAGTGCAGCATCACGCCATTATGGACGAGGCTCGCAGCCTTGCCACCGGCGGTGACTACATGGACCTCGTGCCCCTGGCGAACCAATTCTTCCGCGCGAACTTGGCACACGGCTTCCATGCCGCCTGGGTTGAACGTCGGATAAGCTCGACAACACGACACGATTCTCATGCGATGCGCTCCAAAAGGGCGCACACTTCGCCGGCTTCTGTCTCAACAGTCCACGCCCCAACTTCGTTTGCCGTGTCTCGTTCCCATGAGTAGACCAAGTAGCTTATGACTTCCCGATGTTGGCGCATGGATGGAACAAGCCCAGCGCTTCGCCACAGCGCCTTGTGGTCTTTCATGTTCCGAATCCAGCATGGGTCGTTTCTGCCATCATCCCACCTCGATGCTTGGCCAGTCAGTTTCTCCGCAATGAACACCCTGCCATCCGGCTTCAGTCTAGCTACCATTGATGCGAGAATCGCATGCGCGCCATCCTTGTTGTGCTGGAGAGTATTGGAAAAGATAATGAGGTCGAATGGACCCGCATCGGCATCAAGCATGCGCGTCGCAACGCCGGCCTGGCTGGCGCGTTTGGCCTGCATCTTGCACGCCTCAGCATCCCTGTCATACCACCAGGCTTGGGCGCCGAGGCCGGCTAGAAAACTCGACAGCGGGTAATCAGAACACCCAAAATCCAATACCTTCAGGCCACGCACGTCAACGGCGTCCAAAAGCCAATCGTAGGTCATCTTCTGGCACATGTGCATGCCAAGGTCCGCCACCGCCTTTCGGACTATTGGAAACCTGTAGCGCGCGGCGTCAAAGAAGGTCTTCCATGTGAATACGTCACCGGCAACGACGTCGCCCAACTCGCGCAGGCTGCGCATGTCGTCATTGTTCTCCCACGTCAGATGCAGGGTTATGCAATCAAACGCCCGAAGGTCAGGATCGTGAGCCAGGAACTCCTTCGCTGTTCCGTAGAACTTCGACGGAACAAACTTGGCAAATTCCGCCTTCAACCCAGCCGGCGTCTCCGGCCCGGTGCAGATGTAGCGGTAGCCCTCCGCCTCAAGGGTATCCACCGCCTTCTGCGTGAGGGCGTTGTAGGGCGGGATGAATACAGGGTCTATGCCAAGCATCGGCTTCGCCGCCCTGAGTTCATCGGGCTTTTCCCCATCCGTGTGCGTGTGCATGTGCCCGTGATAGGCGACTTCGATGTCTTCCGAAAAGGCCAGTAGGCGTTCCTTCTCATCGTCAGACAGCGGTCCTGTCATCATCCCGATACAGAATGGAACTCGCACCGCATCCTGAAATCTCGATAACACGGCCCAATGGTCCATTATCGGCTGCATGCAACCTTCTTTGCCATGCGGGAAATCATCAACGCGGACGATCATTCCTTCGCCCTCCACCACGCGAAGGGCTTGCAGGCCGTCACCTTCCCCTCGGTGAGGGCGTCCAGCACCAGCGAGACCCCATTCGCCCCGGAGCCAGACGCAGGGTAATCGTGGAACAGCATCTCGCCGCACTTCTGCGTCAGACTGAAGTCGATGGCTACCTGCCCCTCCGTGTGCCCCGCGTCGATGTAGGCGAAGTCGAAGGACAGTGCCCGCACCAGCAGCACCTTCGCGTCGTTGTCGGGCACGATGATGGAGCAGATGCGATTGCGAATGTCGCGCGTCAGTGCCCCGAACACATCGGACCTTCCTGGAGTATTCTCCACGTCAATCGTGAACACCTTCTCTGCGAAGCACGCCAGCACGGCAGCGGACAGCCCGCGCAACGTCCCAATCTCAAGGATGGTGTTCCACCTGCGCCCGGCGAGTTGCTTGGCAAGACCATCGGCAACAGACGACTGAGAATGCGCCTGATCGCCGACAACGGCAACGATGCTGGACACAACCTGTTCGGCCTTTTCAACGCTCACATTGGGCTCTTTCGGCTTGCGAAGTCACACTTGGCGCACTGATCTGGCGTCTGGCACACGACGGTATCGCAGGGGTCGCTCAGCCCCACTACGCCCGTGGGATCGGCTCTCACCAGTTTCCCCACGCAGTGGAACCGCCGCCCGTCCGGCGCGATGAGGCGGCGTGGAAGCGTGCATCGCACCGGGCCGGGCAGCGGGGTGGGCTTCTCCTGCGGAGCGTCCACCACGACCTCGTGGGGCCGCAGCACTTCGAGCACGTCGCCGGGGCACAGGACGGTCGTGCAGGTCACGAGGTCGCCACGGTTCCGCGCCGCCTCGACGTTCTTCAACCAGTCCTGGCCGTCCTCTGGCGTCTGGGCGTGGCACGAAGCCCGCCAGTGGATGCGCCCGCGCGGCAGCCGCCCCAAGTCCAGCGGCCGGGCGAAGTTGCTGTAGACGTTCACGTAGTACTCGCTGCGCACCAGGCCGTTGACCAAGGCGTAGAAGTCGGGGTAGAGCGTCGGCTCGCCGCCGGTGAACACCACCTCTTTGCCCGGCAGGCAGTGGAGAATCTGGTCCCACTCACAGGCGCTCATCTCCTTGTAGGCCGCCAGCCTCGGGCCGTTGGAGCAGTAGGAACACTTGAGATTGCAACGAAGCGTCAGGTAGCACCTTGGGGTTTCATTGTTCATCTATAGCCACATTCTCCTCTAGCGCACTGAGCATGGCGCCAAACTGCGTTGTCCAATCAACAACGTCATTCACAAGCGGCTGCCATGAACCCTCCCGAACGGCGATGAATGGCACAAGAAAAGGATTCCACGCCTCTTTATACCGGCGCTGCGTATTCGCCTGTTCACCTGCCCCTCCACCACACCACACCACCACAGGGCACTTGCAATGCTGCGCCAAGTGCATCGGCCCGCTCGACACACCCACTGCATAGGCTGCCGAATGTAAAATGTCCATCTGGCCCGCCAACGAAACAGAACGAGCATCATCACAGCCAGGGACCATCGCCGCCGCCTCTGGCGTGCCGATGCACACGATCTTCTCCGCAAGACTTGCCTTCCGCAGATTATCGGCTAGGGCAGTCCAATTCTTCACCGGCCAATTCCGCTCAGGGCAGTGCGGGCGATTCCTAGCGTGGAACACGGTCACGCCAAGCCGCTCTGCGCGCATTTCGCCGTAGACGCGCCATTCAGCACGCCCTCCGTTGTACGTCTGCGGACGATACCAGTCGTCGGCGTTGGGAATCCGCGGGCGTTCAACAGGCAAGTCCACACGGTTCCCGTCCACCAATTTGTAACCCGACATGAGGGCGCTCTCGCACTGGATGTCGTGCGGCTTGAACTCCGTGGCGAAGTCGGCGTACAGCGCCTCGCGGCCCGGCCTCGTGCAAACCGTTACCTTGTCAAAGCCGTGCTGGTGCACGTAATACCGCAACGGGCCAATGCTCATCAACTCCCAGCCGAACTCGGCAACCACTTTGCCAACGACGAGGTGCCCGCCTTTCCGGCCCTGCCGCCGTTGTGCGATTCGTTCCCGCCGCGTTGGCATGCGCTATGTCCGTTCTTCATGGCCGTCCGCATCGGGCTTGCGCCTGCCGCGCGCCGTCTTGTGAAGCTGCCCGTTCCAGTAGCCGCGATGGTTGTTGCCCATGCCGTAGATGCAGTGGGCGGCGTCGCGCTGGCACTGCGGGAGGTTTCGCTGCTCCATTTCGCAGCCGGCGCACGGGTTCTCACGCTGCGTCTCGGCGTCGGGCAGAATGGCGGGAGGCATGGCTAGGCGCTCGATAGGCGGCAGGCCAAGCGCCCTGCGCGCCGCGTCCTCTATCGCCATGTCCGGCAGGTCAGGCTTCATGCCTTCCCATCCTCCTCGCGGCCCTTGAACTTGCCCATCAGGGCCATGACGAACTCCCCAACGGCACCCGCCGCAGCGTCCGGCTCAGACATGTTGATGCACACCTTGTCGCACGGGTTCACGAGATGCTCATTGCCCTGCTCATCCCTGGTGTAGGCGCCTGCCATCATGCACTCGTGGCCCCAGTTCTCGCGCGCCGTCCAGAAGCACGTCCCCATCGGGCAGGCCGCGTGCCCCTTGCCGTCGCCACGGATCAGCGGCAGATGCCCAGGCAAGCCGTAGGCGTCTATGGGCGTCGGGCCGTAGAGCGCTACGGCGGGCACCTGCAAGCCATAGGCCATGTAGTGCAGGAAGCCCTCGTTGGCGATGCAGCAGAGAGCACCCTGAAGCAGACGGTTCACAAGCGGAAGCCGCGTACCCCGGCGGTCGATCACGTCGCCGTCCGGCTGCCCGTCCATCTTGAAGCCAACCTGCACGCACCGCACGCCGAGTCGGCCCAAGTGGCCCACGATAGCGTCCCACACGGCCTTCGGAGCGCACTTGACCTGGCTGCCAGCGCCCGCGCTCGTCAAGATCACCGCGTAGCGCGGAACCCCGTGCAGCGCCACCTTCTCCCAGTTCTCCACCTGGCCCTTGCAGCGCTCGTCCCACTTGCCCGTCAGGTGCGGCGGCGGCAGCAGGGCGTCGTCAATGGCCGAACACTGGCCCACGGGTGCGGCGTGCTTCAGCAGCTTCGGGTCCACAGGCACCCCGAGCGCGTGCCACGCGATTTCCCACCACGGCTCCCCCAGATACTTCAGCCGCCAGTTGGCTTGCGGGTAGCCGTAGTACAGGTCGCCGTAGTCCGCCGCGATGTGGATGTGCCCGTAGGGGTCGTGGCAGACGGGAACCACGGAGCACATGTCCCACACCTCGCGGTAGTGCCGCAGAAGCGCCGTCAGCCGCATCGTGCGCGGCAGGTCGGGCGTCGGGATCATCTGCGCGATGATCCCGTCCTCGACGGCCTTGGCGCACATGTCGTGCTTCGCCGCCGTGCCGTCGTATGGCACGTAGAAATCAACGCCGCCCTTCGGCGTCGGGATGGCCGCCGTTGTGGCGATGGCGCGGGCAACCTCGCCACGGCCTTCCGCCGTGATAACCGCTGTCCTTCCCTTTCGCCGCTTGATGATTTCAGGCTCAAGCCACATCATCTTCGCCGCAAACTCGGCACGCATGCGATTGAGTCTCCTTTCAGGCTCTCGGCGGCGCCACGCCGCCCTTCACGATGTCGAAACCAGGGCCTCGATTGCCGATGGGCACGCCTTCGGCGTTCTGCGCTTCCACCTGCGCCTGCAACTCCGCCACGCAATCCTCGCACACCAGCGGCGGCTGCTTGCCGTCCTTGATGTAGCTGGTCAGGTCGCGCTGGCACCTGTTGCAGTGGTACGAGCGCCGCCCGATGCCCTTGGGGGCCAGGCCCAAGTCCTGTGCCGCCTCGTTGACGCTCTTATCGGGGAAGTCGCCCTTCCACGCGAAGGGGAGGATGATGCCGCCCTTGCTTCTCGCCATTGGCATTCAACGGTTCCTCTCATGCGACCTTGAACGGCAACTGCGCGTCACGGGCAGCAGGCGCCTTCTCGATGGTGTAGGCGATGCACTGTCTCACGTGCGGCGGCGGTTGCAGGTCCACCAGTTCATGCCATGTGAGACGCGGTTTGTAGAAGTTCACAACTCCCAACATGTCGCCGTCCACTTGCACCACGAGGATTTGGTGGAACCCGTGGTGTTCGATCTCATGCGTCGAGACCGCAACGGGAAGATGCGCCGCAATCCACTCCAGCGAGAGTTCTCCATGCAACGCGGTCAAGCCCAATTCGGGCACGGCCTTTTCCATTCTGAGCGCCGCCCCGTAACGGCACAACGTCACATCCACCAATCGCTCAAACTCATCATCCGATACATCACCTCCGCCCAGGTAGATGCGCGCGTTGATCGCGGCCACCAGTTGGCACGCGGCATACTGCTGGAGGCGATATTCCCAAGTCGGCTTTATCATGGTGCTCTCTGAATCTGCAAACTCTGCCAGATCGTCACGCTGTCGGGGTCGCGCCTGTTGTTCACAACCCCGTGGTCCACTACCTGAAACCCCCCAATCCAGAACTTCGTGCCCGCCGCGAGCGCGAGCGCCCCGGCCGTCGTCAGCGTCCCGCCGCATTGGCTCGTGATCAACTCGTTCGGGCCATCGCAGACAGTCACTTCCGTGTCGTCGATGTGCCCGCCAGTCCCGCGCGTCGGGAACAGCCGCGAGCCAATGACGTTCTTCCCACCAAGGGCGGCCGTGGGCACCACCACAGTGTTGCCCGCAATGGACGTAACCAGGCCCGTCAGCGCTCCCGTCGTGCCGTCGCCGTAGGCCGTGTTGCCCGTGCGCTCGCCTAGCAACTTCCCCGCCCAGCCGAATGCCGCGCCCACATACGGCACCGGACTTCCGTTGCCCACGGGGTAGTATTGCCACGCGCAGTCCAGCCCGACGTAATCTGAAACCCACACCTTGCCGCCTGGATTGGCGTCGTTCGCCGCCCCGTAGTCCCACACGATGGCGAGGTCGCTGTGCGGCGGCGTCAGAGGCCACGACGAACACGCCTGAAGGAACCAGATCACGAGCGTCTGGTCGGGGATGTGGATACTGAAGGCGTAGGGCAGTCGCGCCTTGACCACGCTATCCCACGTCGTTGCCAAGTCGAATCGGTAAGGGTCGCTCCCGCAGAAGATCACGTCGCCCTGCGAGTAGTGCGTCAGGAGTCGCGGGCCTTCGGGCGACAGGAAGGCCACGCGCGAGTCGATCACCTGCACGCTGGCGTCGTTCACCACCCCGACGCCTTCGATGATCCGTCGGCAGTCTGCCGTCTTGCAGCGGCGGCCCATCAAGTAGATGCTGCGCGTCTTGCCGCTGAAGATGACGTCGCGCGCCGCCTTGAAGGCCGTAATTGGCTCGCTGTGTGAACCCGCGTAGGCGCGGTCCAACGACGCCGCTCCAGACTCCGCAATGAGCAGAGCAAGGCCCTCGGGCGTGTCCGGGCCATCCGCTGGGTAGATGCCGGCGGGCACCACATTGCCGCGGTCGTTCGCCCACGCCACCTGCCCGTCAGAAAACACCTCGACAAACGCCATCGGCGGCACTGCCCACACCTGCGTGTACACGTCGCCAGTGGCTTCCTCATCGTTGTCGGCATAGGTTGTGGTGGTGTTGTCGTCTATCGAGTCCGCGTTGCCAACGGGCACGAGCATGGTGTAGGTCAGGCCGCCGTCGTCGCTGCGGTAGATGCAGCGGTGGATGTCCCTTCCCGCGCCAGCGTAGGTTGGGACAACAGTGAGATTGACCCTGCGGCCCGTGGTGTCGGCGGCGTAGAGCGTCGCACTCGGCGGCACTGCCAGCGTGTTGTCCGTGATCGTCTCGGTGGTGTTGTCGGCTATCGTGGCGAGCAGGTAGAAGGCCCCGCCGCCGCTCGACCGCCAGATGCGCCGATGCCACGTGCCCGCCGTCTCGGCGCATCTGGGGATGCCCGCCAAGTCCACGTTCTCGGCAGCCGCAACGTCCACGCCAATCGTCGGCCCCATGACGGACTCGACTAGCGTCGTTGCCTCATAGAACGTGACGCCGTAGAGGTAGTAGCCTGCCGCGAGGGCGCCGGGAGCCACGGGCGTCGCCGTCATACTCGCTATCGAGGGCGCGTCGGGCCTCGCCAGTTCAATGTTGACGGCATCGCACGCCGGGCTTTCCCACCCCGTGTCCACGTCCTTGAACGTGACCTTGTAGTAGTACTCGCCATAGGGGACGGCCCCCGCCCCGCCATCGGCAAGGGTAGGCTCCGTCGCGGGTCTGGCGACCGTCACGCCGAATGCCGCCGGCGGGTCGGACATGCCGTCGTAGCGGAGATTCTGCGCCGTCGCGGCCACGTCATCGGCAATCTCGCTCGGCTGAGAGACACATACGAAGCAATCATCCTGCCACGGGGCGAACTTCGCCCGATACGTGGCGTCCCACGTCACGGCGCTATCGGCGTAGACCGTCACCTGAGTCAGAGCCGTCAACGCTTCGGTGCCGCAGTGGTAGAGGTAGCCGTCGTCACCCGCCAGAAGCCAGTGCGGCGCGCCCGTCGTGTCCCTGTAGAATGTGCCGCCGATCCAGCGCGAGACGCCAGCGACGGCGGCTGTCAGCGTCTTCGCCCACGCCCGGCGTGTCGTGTAGTTGCCGTCTCGAACCTCGACGTTGCGGAGCTCGAGCTTGTCGCCGAAGCCGGCCTGGCCCCGCTCGGCGCGGTCGCGCATGCCGTTGGCGGCAGAGGCAGACAAGTAGAGTGGCTGCACAGGCTGGGGCATGTCATCCCCGATTCGTTAGGCCGGTGATTTTCAACTGCGCGAAGTACTCAGGCCCGATCACGTCGCCGTTGTACTTCAGATTCTCCTCGGCCCGACGCGCCTCATCTTTCGCCAAGGGGTACAGATCGGGGTTGCCGCCAGCCAGCGTCATGAACTTCAGCGGCTCCCAGATGAGTACGTCGGTGTGCTCGGCAGGAATGATGGGGATGTCCGCGTCGTCAGACATGTCCGAATGCCCCGCGAGGTAGGACAGGGTGATCGTGTCGGCGGCACCTGGATAGGGCATGAGGATCAGCGTGCGCCGAACCACGTCCCACCACTGCGGCATCCCACGACCACGGAACGTCATTGTCCCGCCAGCCCGTGCCACGAGTTCCTGCGGCCTGAAATCCAGAGGCCGTCCGCTGCTTCCAAGGCTTACCGACGTGACGAGGGCGCAGTAGTCTGGCGTCGCGCCGTCGGTGTCCAGAACCGTGGTCCCGTCGGGCAGCGTCACCGCCGTAGTGCTCGACGTGATCGCCAACACGCATGAGCGCCGGCGGAACGACCAACGCGCCATGTTGACGAACTTCCCGTGCGCCATGTTGATCTGGCGCTTCAGAATGCGCTCCGTGCGGTCATCCGTCGGCCCAGGCAGGAAGTCGAGGCACGCCTGGATGATGTCACCGAAGGTGTCGTTCGCCATCGTGGGCTACCTCGCTATGCCCGGAATCTGCATCCCAGGCCGAATGTTCGGGTGTTCGGCGTCGAATGGCTGGTCGATCTTCGCCAGTTGCGCCGCGATGCCCGACACGTCGATCTTCTTGCCTGCCTTCTTCGCCTTGCGCTCCATGGCTTCGAGGCCGGCCTGAATCTGGGCGTCTTCGAGGTGGTCGGCTTCCTTCTCAGGGCAGCGCAGCCGGCCGGCGTACTGCGGGTGGTAGAACGCCGCGTTGCGCAGATGCTCCTTGATGAGGCCGACCTTGTAGGCCACAAACGCCTTGGCATCGAGCGCCGCGTCGTCAACCGCAGCGCCCGCGAGGATGCGCTTGTTCGTTTCGGCGGCGCACTCGGTGTAGTAGTCAGGCGTGACGTACATCTCTGGCGGGTTGCCGCTCGGCTTCCCAAACTCAATGGTGATCGGTGCGTAGGGCATCTGCTGCCCGCCGAAGCGCGTGAAGCCGCCCTGCATGACGGCGAGCTTCAGTTGCGCGTGGCCCACCGCCTGCCACGTCTCCTGGCCGAGGTCGTCCGGCTCCTCGCCGTTGGCGAGTTTCGTCTTGATAGCCGACAGTTGCGCTTCCATCTGCCGGAAGTCCAGCACGGGCGGCTTGGGCGACAGGAGCGGAGCGCCTGCCACCATCTTGTGCTGAGCCGCCGAGGCCGCTTCGTTGCTGATCTTCCGCGCGCCGCCGGGGGCAGGCTCGGCGTTCTGGATCTCTTGAAGCCCTGGCAGCGACTTCAGGCCCGCATCGCCGGAAGCACCCTCTTGGGCAGTTGACTTCGCCATCTCGAATCATCTCCTGATGTGGAGCGGGCCGGGCAGACCCGAAGGCCCGCCCGGCCCGCAACAGTCCTACCGTCCTTCACCACGGCCACTAGGACATGGTGGGCCGGCCGATGTTCTCAATCTTTGCGAGGTGCAGCGCCTCGTCCTTCACCATCACGGTGAACGCGCTGCGGAAGCCTGCCATGAGCCCGTCGAGGCCGTAGGGCAGCACAGCGTCGATCCGCTTCGTCGCGGGATACGCACGGTGCCACACCATGGCAACGGCTTCGGGGTTCATCCGCACGAACTGGGCATACCCATCGAAGGTGTTGTCCAGTTGCGTGTAGAGCGGGTGGTACATGAGCGTGATGATCTCGCCCGTCGCAGCCACCCTGTACTTCGAGACGTGCATCCCGTACATCGTCTCGTCTTGGTTGACGATCTGGAGCTTCGAGGACGCCTGCTGCGAGAGAATCTGGAACAGATGCCGGCCAGTGAAGCCGAAAATGTTCCCCTCCTGCGAGATGGACTCCGCGCAGAAGTCACTGAGGAACTGCTCGATGCTGTTGATGTTGGGCACCGTGGTCGCGGCGTCGTAGATGTGGGTTGTGGTCAGGTTGTAAAGCCCGTCCAGGAAGCCCACGGCATTCGAGCCGGTCGTGTCGATGTCCGACATGCCCCAGTGGATCATCTTTTCGTTGCAGGTGAGGTGCTCCTCCTTCAGGAGATTCATCTCACCTTCCCAGCGGCCGCCCACGGGCAGGGTGATGTCCTCGACCGTGTTGGCCTCCTTGCGGGAGATGATCAGCCAGTCCTCGGGGAAGGCGTAGATGTTCTCGAACTGCGTCTCCTGGGTGCGGGGCTTGGTGTAGGGGATCGCCAGTTCCCGGCGGGTGCTGCCGATGTGGAGCAGGATGGTGCTCGTGCTCAGCGCCGTAGCGGGCGGGTTGTTGCCGCACGACACGGTGATGCTGCCCGCAGCGCCACCGCTTGCCGGGGTAGTAGTCACCCAGCCCTGGAACTGAGGCGAGAAGCCCACGCAGATGTCGTTGACCGTCCACATGCCGGCGTTGCCGACGGCGATGGTCATCGTGGTGCCTGCGCTGAACGAGCCGGTCGGCCGGTCCCGCTCAGGCATCATCACCCGTTCCTTCCAGAAGTACTTGCTCCCGTGGGAGACAATGTGCCGCATCGGCTTCTTGTCGAGCAGCACCCGACACGGGCCGAGCTTGGCGTTCCTGACCCAGATGGTCTTCTCGATAGGGACCTGCATAGTGGGCCAGGTCGTGGCGAGAGCGCCCGCCGTAGCGTCGGCGTTGATCGACGTAATCGCTTGAATGAGGGTCGACGCGTACCCATCGTTCACCGTGGTAACGCCAGCGGCGTCCAGGGACGGTGTGAACGTGGACCCCGGGGTGTACTGTGGCATCTGTCCTCTCCTTCATTGCGCGAGGCAATGAGAAGGAGCCTTGCGGGCTGGTGGCAGCCTACCGGTCAGGCTGCACGTACTCCCAGTCCGCTTCATCGGCCCCCGGTGCTACCGAGGTTCCGCCGCGATTCATGCCGACGCCCTCGTAGAGGCGCTGCACGTCATCGCTCGGGTTGTGCTGGGGAATCGGGCTGGTGCGCACGCCGGTGAACTGCTGACCCGCTGCCATGCCGGGACGGTTCTGCTCGTACTTGGCCGCAAGCGCCTTCTCCCAGAACCCCGTGAAGTAGACCTTGAGCGCCCCTTCAACGTCGCCGAGGCGGTTGGAAAGGCAGAAGCCTTTCAGCGCCGCTCCGAGCGTCGAGGTCCGCCCATTGTCCAGCGTCACCTTCTGCTGAAGGAAGCCCTGCGGGTACGACTGGCTGACGCCATTCATACCCTCATCAACCTGCCCTCTGAGGTTCAATTCCTCGTTGAGCATGTTGCGCACGGCGTCCGGGTCAGTAGGAGCGGCGGGCTGGTCTACCCGCCTCACGGGTTCGGGTTCAGGTCTGGACGGCTGCTGCCGCTTGACGAGCATGCCGTAGGCTTGCCAGGGTTGAGGGATGCCCCTGCGCGCGAGTTCGGAGTCCATGGTCGCAGCGAATCGCCGGGCCTCTACAGTCGGCCAGACGGGCTGCACCTGAACGCCACTCACGTCGCTTTGCTGCTGGGCTTGCGCGACGGCATCTTGCTTCCACTGGTCAAGCGTCCGCGTGCAGACGGTCAGGTACTCCTCATCGGAGTAGCCCTGCGCGTCGCCAGCGGACGGTGCCGGAACTGGGGCGGAAACTGACCGCGAATCCGTCACAGACGGGGCGGTGAGCTTCGCTGCCAGTTCGGCCTTCTCGGCTTCGAGTTGCTTCAGGCGCTCCTGGCTCTGGTTGAGCGCAGTGCGTGTGTCCTTGAAGCGCTTCTGGTACGGATTCTTCTCGCTGTCCCACACGGCGGGCGGCAAGTCGGGAAGCCCTGACGGCACCTTGGGGGCGGGTTCGCCGCCGCCTGCACCGCCGGGGGCCGAAGCGCCTGCACCGGCTCCGGGACCAGTCGGGGCCGCGGGCGCAGCCGGCGCGGCGGGAGTCCCGGCATCCCCCGTCGGGGCGCCAGGGCCGCCAGCTTGAGCCTGCCCTTGGGAGTCCGTTCCGGTCTCATCTGCCATTGCCCTTCTCCTTTGCGATCTGCTCCTTCACTTGCCTCTCTCGGAACTCCTCGGCTACAATGCCGAGGTCAATTGTGTCCTGTATGCGGTCGAACATGTGCTTCACTTCGCGTATCCACGCCTGGTGAACGGCGCGTTCCGACGGCTGGCACCACGTCAGCGCCAAGTAGTGCGCCCACGTCAGCGCCGTCATCATTCGCGCCCACACGGCGTACCCGTCCGACCCCACGGCCTCTACCGCAGTCTGCCCACGCGCGATAGCGGCATCTGCGGCCTGCTCCGTCTCGAATGTCACCGAGCGATTCAACTGGCGATGCTGCGTCTCGTCGTCGGCAACTCCCTCCAACCCGAGACGCTCCGCCGCGATACGGCCCGGCAACTCGCAGACCAGCACGCCGATCTGCTGCGCCAGCAACTCGGAGTCCTCCGAGGTCGTGAGCATCTGCCCACGAAGCGCCTGCCGATGCGACTGCAACAGGTCGTTGAGGCCCGCCCACAGCGGACTCTCGAAGAACTTCCGCAGAGCCTTGCACTCGTCCGCGACGCGAACGGCCAACTCAGGGATCATCTCGCGGAACGGAAGCGGCTCCGGCAGAGCACTCACGCGCGTCATCGGGTCTCCTCTCAGGCGGCGGCTTCAACGCCGGGTTCGGGAAGGGGGATGTTCAAGCCCTGCGGCGACGGTTCGCCGCCAGCGGGCGGGCCTTCGGGCGCTGGCGCTCCGGGCGGTTGGGGCGGCGGCTCTGCGCCAGCGGCTGCGCCAGCGCCCATGGCTCCCTGCTGCTTGAAACTCTCGTGCTGCTCGTAGTGGGCGTTCCACGACGCGACCGCCTCAGCACCCTTCGTTTGCGCCGCCTGAATGATCTCCGCACGGCTCATCACGTCCTGGTGGAAGTCGTGCGCGTCAGCCTGCAGCACGCCACGGAACTTCCCCGAGCGAAGGAACTCGACGTTCTCCCACTCCGCGTCGTTCACCGGCGGGCCGCCGTACTGCTCGGCGTCAGGTATCCGCAGCATCTTCGCGTGCGCCCGCATCGCAAGCCCGCGCGGGAACTCCGGAGCCTCTCCCCACAACTGCGCGAAGTTCACGAACTTCTGCTCCGCAAGCGCCGGGTTCGCAACGACGGGGCGCGTGTCGAATGTCAACTCGACGCGCGTCCCGATCATGTCCGGGTCAATTACGTCCCAGGCGTCCGCACCCTTCTTGCCCGCGATCCGAACGTACTTCGGAGCCGTGATAAACTGCTCGTCCAATGCCTTGAGCTTGTAGCCAAGCTGGCAGAAGCACAGGCCCGCATCCTCCGCTTCCATGGTCTGGCGAACCGTGCCCTGCTCCACGATGACGCCCAGCCCACGCGCCGTGTCGGGTATCTGGCCGCCGCCGCCGCCGGCGTTCCCCATCATCGGGTCCGTATTGCCGAAGGCCACGGTGCCGTCATTGTGCAACTCGTCTACCTCGCGGTAGACGTTAGAACTGGGGTCCTTGAAGTCGATGTGGTGAGCCTGCTTCGCCGGGTCATAGTAGCCATTCAGTTCCACAAACCCGCCAACCTGCGCCAGGAAGTCTTTTGCGTGCAGGCCGCCCTGCGTCGAGATAATCGTGATCCCGCTGATGCTGCGCGACAGAGCCGAAATGCGCAGATTCACCAGGATGTTCATCTCGTGCTGGATACCCGCAATCTGCTCCACCTTGCTCAGGCCGTAAAGTTCGTGCGCCAACGGAATGAGTTTGATCAGCACATACCCGATGCCCGCATTCAGGCCGGGATGCTGCGGCCCGCTTTCATCCAACAGCGTCAGACCAGCGCCGGGCTTCCCTGCCGACAGGATGTAGCGCGGCTCCGGCCAGTTCTCGCTCCACGCATAGACGCGCACCAACCTCTCGTTGGCCGAAGTCGTGCCGTAGCCGTCCGCCGAGAGTTTGCCAACGTCAACCTGCTGGTTCTTGATCCAGTCGTCGTCCGACGTGATGCCGCCACGAACCGGCTCAAGCATCTCCCGCAGCTTCTTCTCGTTCACTTCGCCGCTGCGCTTGAAGAACTTCTTGTTCCAGCCGCGCCGTGGCGAACTGGCAATCCAATCCACAAGCCCATCCTCGGGTATGATCAGCATTTCCGCGCACCCACGGATCGGCTGCGTGTCGTTCTCGCCGTCGATTGAGCGCCCAAAGGGATCGGGGAACCAATTCCATAGCGGAACGATATTCACCCGCGCCCTGTCCTCCACGGGACGGCGGCTTGTCAGCTTCCCAAATGCCCACGTCCGCTTCCCGCCCTTCTCCCGGATGTCATCGGGCACGCCGTCTGGGTACGCCTGCCCGTCCACGTGGGCAATCTGGCGCCAGCGCGGCGCGAACCGACGCATCCACTCCACCCGCAGCACGCACGTCCCATACAGGCACGCCTCGCGCAACGCCGGGCCAACGAGCCACGGGGCCTTCGCGTCGCGGTGCCACTGGTTGTGCAGAAGGTGCTGCATCGCCTCGGCGTACTTCCACAGCACGTCCTTATCGCAGAACTCCGCGTCGTCGATGTATGGAACGCAACGCCACGGCGGGTCCGCATTCAGGATTGCAGGCCGAAGCCGCGCCACGGTGTTCTCCACCTGCGGGTGAACGAGCGCGCGGAACACCGAACTGTCCAGTGGCGACTTGTTGGCGCCCACGGGAAGCGCGTCGGAACCCTTGAACATGCTCGGGTCGGGGATGTTGTGGTAGTACTTGTAGGCGCGCGGCCACACCTCGTTGCGCAGGACGCTCGTGGCCGCCTTCGAGTCGTCCACGAACTGCTGTATCTCGGCGGACAGCTTGCCGTCGTCGTCGTACACCTTGTCATCGAAGTAGCTCATGCCAGCGCCCTGTATGCTTCGACCATGGAATTCATCTGCGCCGCAAGCCTGCCGTTCGGAGTCGCGGCGCGCGGCCGCCGCCGCTCGCCGTCAATCAGCCACACGAGCGGCTGGCGCGGCTGCTCCCACGCCGGCTCCGGCGGACGCAACTCGCCGTGATGCGACAGGAAGTACCGCGTGCAGTCGTTGGCGTGCTTGTACTCCTCCTCGTACTTCTCGCCAGACGACATGTTCTCCGCGCCTTTCACCAGCGCCCAGCAGATGTACGACTCCCAGGCATTCGGGCAGCGCGGAACCACCACCCGCAGTTGCGGCCACGGAAACGGCTCCTCACGCTTTGTCAGAAGCCGGGCCACGAACTCGACGCCAGCGTCCACAGACCCCGGCGAGTTGTTGCCAGGATGCACATTGATCGGGCCGCACGCCTTCGACATGGCCTCGACGTACTGCTTGATGACGCTCGGCGCGTCGTCCTGGCTGTCGTCCATGTGCGGGTCGAAGAAGTACGCCGAAGGCCGCAGTTGCTTGTGAAGCTCGATGACCCTGAGCAAATGCTCGGGCACCCGCGCGCCCGCCCGGTAGTACTCCGCGAACTGAATCACGTCGCCCTCGACAAGCTGCAAGTCCTCGACACCCTCGCGGCACAGGAAGTAGTACTGGATGCTCGTCGGTGCCGCCTTCCCGTAGTCCCAGCCGGCTTCGATGATGCCGTAGCCCTTGTCGGCCAGCGTCCGCCACACCTGCGGGTCCACGTCCTCGCCGTCCAGATAGGCGTTGTCGTGCTCGTCGAATCGGTTGTAGACGATGCCCTCCATGCCCGCCCACTCGCCTAGAACCTGCGCCGCGTAGTCCTGCGGCGGAAGCATCCTGCGCCGCGCCTCAAGACCTGCGATAAGGGCCTTCGCCTTCTCTGGCTGGCCTGCCTTCTCATACAAGGCGGCCATGCCGTACACGTTCTCCACCGTGCTGATCTTCATCCGCGTCACCATCGGGCCGTCGCCGCCCATGATGATCCGCTTCCGAACCCAGCCCATCGGATACTTCGACAGCCGCTTGTCCATCGTCATGGCGCCCCATACCTTCGCACCAGGCTCAAGTATCGTGCGGGCACCCGTCAACTGATCGTGCAAGTCCTGCGGCGGAACTTCGCTCAGACACGCCAGATTCAACCGCACCGCCTGCGACCGGGACTCGTCCTGCTTGTGCGCCGTATAGGTGCAGCCCTGTATCCAGCCCCCGTCCACCAGATGCACCGTGCAGTCCTTCTGGTTGTAGCCGCTGCCATCGGAACTGCGGGAACTGTTGCGGAACTCGACGGGGATCATCTCCAAGAGCATCGGCAGGATGCTCTTTTCCCACGTCTGCGCCACGGGCACATAGTAGCGGCAGAAGATGGGCGCTTCAGGAACGAACCGCAGCGAACCGGGCAGTGACAGCGGTTCGATCCGCGTCACCGCAATCGCCAGCCGCGTGCACAGGATGTAGTCCTTCCCCGACTTGTTCCCGCCCGTCACGTAGCAGACCATGTGGTCGTCGTAGAAGAACGGCCGCTGGGACTTCCACGGCTCGAAGCCGCTGAGCGCCGCCGCTGGATTGTCCAGTAGAAGCTCGCGTGTGAGGCGCGCGATCCGCGCGTCGAGGTCGTCACCCTCAAGCTCTGCATCCAGCACGTCAGCTTCAGGCTGTGCCATAGTCTTGCCCAGGTGCGATGATGGGGGGGTCTTCCGGCTTCTCGCCATGCGCGGCGTCCTCGTCGCGCTGCTTCTTCGCATCCGTCAACTGGCGAAGGAGCGCCGACTTCTGGCGGATGACCGCCGCGTCGAACTTGCCCTGCTTCGTGCGCGCGAGCAACTTCACCGCCGTTCCGCCGAGGTCCGAAACGCCGCGCGCTCCCGTCTCCGGATCGCGCAACTTCTCCGTGACGGCATTGATTGTCACCTGCTCCATCTCCGCCAACGCTCTGTCGCGGTCGAACATAGCCACGTCCTGACGCGCCGCCGCCGCCGCCTGCCCTTCCTCCGCACGCGCCCGCTCGTTCTCAAGGAAGTCCAACGCCTCGAACTTGCCGCGAATCTTCCTGACGCTCGGAGCCAGTTTGTCCGCCGGCGTGTCCTCCGGCAGCTTGAACGCCTCGCGGTAGGCAGCGTAGACGGCCTTGTGATCGCGCGGGTCGATCCGCGCCAGCTTGCGAAGGAAGGCTTGCTCTGGGAGGCTGAGACGGGCCATGCTACTTGCCCTTCCGCTTCTTGGCCTTCGCAATGTTCTCCATCGTGCCGTAGATGTAGCGGTCCGCGCGCTCACCGGTGTAGCCCTTCTGGCGGGCCTCGCGCGCTAGCTTGTCGTGCAGCTTCTTAGGCACCGACTTCTCCTTTCGCGCTCCCCTGACATGCCGACGCCCCCGGCTGTCTAGCCGAGGGCGCCTGTACTGTTCCGCCACGTGGGCGGTCAGCTAATCCAACACAGGCAATCGGGGACTCATCCCTTGGCAGCAGGTTCTTGGTCGTCCTGCATCTCCGGGATGACGCAATTCAGCAGTTCACCAAGCTGGTAGAACACCCGCTTGATGCAACAGTGGATTGCCTTCACGTTCTTCTCGACGTTGTGATAATGGCCGCGCACCCTGGGCCTCACTTCGTCGTCGGCTCTCTTGTGGATGAGATGCTTGCTCAAGCGCTCACCAAACTCCTCAATGGTCCTGGCATCCTCCAGTGTGTCACGAGTCAAACCAACCAACCCGGCCAGCTTTTCCTCGTCAGACACGACCTGTTCGTCAGACACATTTGGCTCCTTTCGCGCTCCCCTGACATGCCAACGCCCCCGCAGGATGCGAGGGCGTCACCGTAGATGGTGGCAGGGGTGGGAGTCGAACCCACGTATCTCCGACTTATGGGGCCGGCGAGAGGCCGCTTCTCTACCCTGCTGCGTGACTTTTCCGCGCGTGCCGCCGGCGGCGGAAAGGTTTTGTTGTACCCCGCTTCCGTCGGGCGTTCGCGGCACGATACGTCGCCTTGCGTGCCACGCCCGCGCACACGTTGCACTTCTTCCGCCACTTGCGAAGGATCGCCCCGCACCCGCACCGCCGCAGAAGCCCGCTCAATGGCTCGCGCGGCCCCCCGCTCCGTGGTGTCATTTTCGGCTTTCGCCACGCCCTATGCAGCCGTGGGGCACAAAACACACATATTCCAGGGAGCCAGTGATCCGTGATGTTCCGCCGCCCGTAGAGCGACAGGTTTTCGAGGCCGTCAAGCTCGCGGGTGCAGATGAGACACCGCATTGCCTCGTAGACGCTCGCCTCTGGCATTGCTTCCCTCTTGGGCGCTCAGGGCGTAGTATCCACCACCAGTGGTATAGTATGGCCCGCCATCGTGCATATTGCAAGAGAAATTTGTTGCAATTTGCAATCTGCATCACGCGCGGAGTCCGGCGGAGCGGACTCGGCGGGCCGAAATGTCGGAGGAATCTGACAAGGCGGGGCGGACATGCCGACGCCCCCGCCGAAGCGAGGGCGCCAGCATGGATAGAGCTGGGCTGCTCTACTAATTCTACCGCCTCAGCGCGGCCTTGTCAAGACTCTGGCGAGGGCGGCAGATGGCCGCCGGGGCAGGAATCGAACCTGCGCGTAAGCTTATGAGGCTTCTTGCTCTACCGCTGAGCTACCCGGCGCGGGCTTGTCAAGACTCTGGCGAGGCCTTGCCACAACCCACTATCTGCGCCATCTCTGCGTCAGTCGCCTTTCTCAGCGACTCGTTGCGAAATGTGTTGCTCAGGAGGTAGCTACCGACGAACCACACACACTTGATGGCTCTGCCGTCAACTTGCTCTTGTTCAGCTACCGTCATCAGCGAGCCGCCGCTCTTGAGCACTACAACGTCACCAATCTCAAAGATCATCACTTTCTCCTTTCCCTCCCCGTGAATGCTAGGCCCCCGGAATCTTGCGACCAGTACACACATGCAGCGCGCCGAACAGGCGCTTCGTCATGCAGACGATCTTCCCGCACTGGGGGCAGAGCAGGTATCTGTGATTGCCCACCTGCACCGGTTCGCCGCGCCGCAAAGCGTCCTTCTCGGATCGCGTCAGGCAGTCAGGGTTCATTGTCACGCTCCTGGAATCTCGGGGTCGCCCTCTTGCAGCGGGCGGATGAACGTCCAGTAGCCCGCAGGAAGCTCACGGCAGGACTTCACCTGGCCAGCGGCACCCTGCGAGGTGTCCGCTTCGAGCGTGCCGTCCTCGCGCCGTACAACGGGCAGGCACAGGGCGTCGTCCTCGCGCGGGCCGAGGCCGCGGATGATGAACAGTTTCGGAGTTCCTAGAATGTCCTCTTCTACCGTAATTGTAGGTTGACCGTCTTGGACAATGAAGCGTCGCGCATGCACGACCCGCCTCCACTCGCACAGGCCCTCGGTGCCGGGCAGCCACACGTCCAGGCCGCCCTCATTGACGAAGCGAAGCAACTTGACCCTAGCCATCGGCTTTCTCCTTGAACACAGGCCCGTCTGGAGTCAGGTAGGCGATTTGACTGTCCAGCAGCTCCATGGCCCGCCGCTTCTTCCTCGCTCGGAACGCCCGCTGCGTCCGGCGGTTCACGGCGCGCCGCGCCTTGGCCCGGCAGGCTGGGCACAGCTTCTTGCGTCGCAGCAGCGGCGGCGGAATGCCGGCGTGCGGTTCTCCCTTCGGGCCGGGGCACAGGCGGTCAGGCATTCGGGGCCTCCCTGCGCTCTGCTCCCTGATGCGGCATCGCTGCTCTCTGCTTCAACGCTTGGACGCGCTCCCAGAGCCGAAACGCCTGAATGGCCAGCGGCCCGCTCGACGTGCTGGTGCGCATCTGCTGAAGCGTCCCGTCTGGGTACCGGCAGCGGACTACTGAGGCGGGCATGGGGGCTTCCCTCTAGGCAGGATGAGCGTGCCTTTCGGTATCGAAGTCTCAAGACGACCATCAAGCAGGACCCGAATAGTCCGTTCATGATGGTTCACAGACAGAATCCTGCCGGAGGCATAGCCAACGACGAGAACTGTCATGTTCCTGTGCCACATCGACGGGTTGCCAACAGGAATGGTGATTACTGAGGCGGGCATGGGGGCTTCTCCTATGCTTCCATCACGGCCACATGGCCGCTTTCTTCCCATACACCGATGGGCACCGTCGTCTCATAGCCAACGCCAAACTCAGGATCAATGACTTCGCGCGTGGTCATGTCCCACATGTGAATGCCGACGATCACGTCCCAGAAGTTGCCGCACCAGATTCCTGGGCCGTTAGGGCCTCCCCACGGCTTGGCGAACTCGTCTCTGAGCCACAGCGAGGTCATGGCTTTTCCTTGGGCTTATCCGCTTCAAGCACGAGCATGTTGAGCCGCTGGTACACGTCGCCGTCGAAGGACACGAGAAAGCGCCCTTCGCCAACGCACAGAGCGTCCGTCACAATCGCTTCGCTTTGCTCGCCGGCTTCGTTCTGCACCAGAAGCGTGTTCGGCACGTCTGACGCTCGGTTGCGAAGTTCCGATAGCAGAGCGCCGGTCGAGAGGCAGTCCAGAACACCTACGCGGACGCTCGGTTTCACTGAGGCGGGCATGGGGGCTTCTCCTCGTGCTCAATGCCAAATCGACGAACCGCTTCTTCCCATCCAAGACATGCGTACGCGAAGTCGAGGGCGTCTTCGCACAGGAAATGGGCGGCTGAATAATCCCAGAACGAGCCGATCCTATTCAGCCACCCCTCTCCGGCAAAGCGCACGACGGCAGCGTCTCTGAGCCACAGTGAGGTCATGGCTTCTCCTCCGGGGCGAACTTCTCCCCGTCCCAGACGTGGCGGCGAAGGCGCGACTCCTGAATAGTGGCGCAGCATGAGTGGCACAGGCGCGCTTCCCCATCGTGCGAACACCACTCGGCAGGCTCACCGTCAGGCAGTTCATTGACTGCATGGTGGCAGAAGCCGCACACCCAGATCGCGGCGGGCTTGCCCGGCTCGCCCTTGGGGCCGCGGTCCGCCTCCTTCGCGGCGAAATGCGTTCGCTCCGGGAACGAGCACTGGTCGCACTGAGGGTTCGGCAACCCCTGCACGTGGTTGCGGCAGTCGCGGCAGTGACGATCCGCCTGCTTGAACAGGTCGGCCAACTGCGCGTCTATGTGGCTGTCGGGGGCGTCGAGGCCCGCCTTGCGGCGGATGTGGGCGTAGGCTTCATTCCAACCCCACTCGGCATGGACTGCCAAAGCCTGCGGAAGCCCACTGTCAGGGGGAGGATTGCGGCTCATCGCCTCCTCCATCCGCTTGCACCGCGCCTGAGCCACCCGCAGCCGGTCCCCCGTCGCACGCCAGGGGAACTGCCGAAGCTCCGCCTCAAGCCGCCGGTTGAGGTCTTGCGCCGCGGCGAACTCTTTCTCAAGTTCGCGGATGCGCCTCCCCCGCTCGGCATTCTCGCGGCGCAGCGCGCGGACATGTGCCTCCCAGTCCTTCGGCAGAGCGCCGGCCTCAACTTCGCGGACGCGCGCCTCGGCCTTTCCCAGCGCTATCATCCGATCTGCGGCGATGTTCTCGACGTACTCAAACAGGGCGCCATCCCGCGTCGTGCGCGGCGGATTCATCGCCCCTAGAATGACACGAAGCCGAACGTAGGCGTCCGACAGCGCGTGCTCTGAATCCATCATCTCGGTGAACTTCGCCTCGGCCTTCTCGGCACGCTCCATCTCGGCGGATACCGCAGACTCGGCGCGCTCCCATCCAGCCTCGACCTTCTCGGCACGGGCGCGAATGGCCTTGTAGTCACTGCGCCCACGGGCGAAGCCATCCTTCCAGCACTCGCAACGAATCGGGCCGTCACACACTGGCCTTCTCCTCAACTCGGACTGTCAGCCGGACTGGACAACGCCTATCCAAAGCATACATGAGGTAAGCTAGTTTGTCAAGCCGCTGGTCTGATTTTTCTGAATGCCACAAGAATCTGTCTGGCGGAGCGGAAATCCGAGTCGCCCGGAGTTGACAAGGGGCGTTTTGTATGGTAGACTCTGAACTAGAGAGACTAGCTGGAGAACTGCCCAATGAACAACAACTCCGCCACCCGCGCCGAGCCTTACCCGCCTCCGGCGAGTCTCTCACTCGGCCGGGCGGCGGGACCATCAACATCACGGGGCGGCAGGTGCATCGGGGGCCTGCTCCCGCGGAGCCCTAGCTAGAGACCGCCGCTCTGCGCCCGCCGCCCCCTGGAGGAAGCCGATGCTGCAAATCTGGCCCTGTGAGAAGAACTGCGTCATCATCGACACGGGCAACGGCTCATTCCACGTCTGGGAGAAGGATGGCAAGACGCATATCCTAATGTATGACCACTTCAGGATCGAGGTGGAGGGCAAACACAAGGGAGAACCGAAGATCACGCTCGACAGTGACGAATATCCCACACGGCTTGAGGTGAAGGAGACGGAAAACCGCTGGACGATGGTCAAGGAGGAAGCCCGATGAGCGAAGCCAATGGCATCGTCCTGCCCCCCGAGGCGCCCGACACCGGACCCGCCCCCAGCAGGTATCAGTACACCTTCCACTGGTGCCGGAAGGAGGGCTGGACTGAGGGCACTTGGTGGCCCGCCGCCGTGGTCACGCTCGATGACGGACGCCGTTGCATCTTCGCTGGGTGGCTCGGTCACGCGCTTCACTATGAGAGCGAGAAGGACATCGAGATCGGCCCCCGCCTCCCCACGCCGGAGCGGCTGGAGGCCCTGGAGAGGCTGGCGGACGTGGACCCGCAGGAGTTGGGCCGCCTCAACGGAGAACGCGTCTGCCACTACTGCGGCAGCGGACAGTTCCACAATGGGGCGCTCTGCCACAAGGCCGACTGCATTCACCAACTCGCTCAGGAGACCAAGTCGTGAAGGACTGGCCGACGCGCATCCGCTGCCTCAGAGGCGACGACGCCATCCGATATGAACGCACCGTCGTTGACGATGTGCGAGTCCTGCTCGGACAGGCGCAGCACGGGAAGCGCATCATCCGCATTGCCACGCGCCTAGAGGGCGGAAGAAACAGCCCGGCCACCGAAATCTTCGACGGCATCTTGCACGAGACGATACATGCGCTGTTCAACGAGCTTCCGCTGCTCCACACCTGCGTAAACGGGGAACGAGAGGAGGAGTTCATCGGAACGCTATCCACAGCACTCGGCAGGACGCTGGTGGCGTCTGGCATCGTAACGCTTCCAAAGACAGCGCCGAAGGAGGCCCAGCCGTGAGTTACAAAGGGCACCAGGGGCCTCAAGGCCCGCCGGGCATTCCGATGACGGAATCGGAATGGCTCGCGCTGCTCAAGGAGAAGCCCAGGGAGGCCGATGCCATGGTGGCCGAGGCGCTGGGGCATGCTGCCTTGGCCCGTGCAATCAGGGAACATCAGCCACTTCCATGTGATGCCACTGGGCGCTATGCCTCTGGCGACTCGTGGGAACTCTTCGGCCAGATGTGGGAGGCACTGCTCGCGTCTGTACCGGCGGGATCAACAACCGCCATGATGCACAACCCGTCGGATGAGGAAGGCCAGTGCATCGGATACAGGGTGTCGTACACTTTCGAGGACGACGATAAGATATTCCCGTGGTGGGGGAGTTGGTGCAAGACCCCAAACGCAGCCCTTGCCCTCGCCTTACTCAAGGCCAAGGGATTCATCCAGGAGGATGGGCAATGAAACTGCCGACCGCGCCAGGATGGTGGTGGTGGGCACCGTCGCCCGACAGCCGCGAACGCTTCCCCATCTATGTAGGCCAATACATGGGTGGCGATCCGCCAGAGGAATGGTTTCCTATGCTCCCAGGGCCAGATCCCGACAGCCGTGACCGCCCCCTGACGCTGCGCTACATCTGCTGGACCAAGAACATCACCATGACCGCCCGCACCGTCGCCTCGATGGGCGGCGTCTGGCTCGGGCCGTGCAAGCGCCCCGAAACGCCCATCGCACCCAGCAAGTCCGTCGCGCGACGCTTGGCCATCCAGACAGCGCCCGACCCCCTCGACGACGAACTCGCCGAGGCATTGAAGGAGTGGGCAAGGGAATGGATCGAGCTCTACGACGCCAACCCGCCGCGGCCGGTAATGCGGATTGCGAGGCGCCGGTTCGACGCTGCGGAACGTTCGCTCGCCGAGGCCGCCGAACGCTGGCTCAAGGCCCGCGAAGGGAAGGAGAAGCCCAAGTGAACCCGCCCGTCCCTGGCGCCACCTGCGCCACCTGCCCGTTCCTCTGCGAAAGCCTCGATGGTGGACTTCTCCCGCCCGGTTATAGGAAATGCCGCCTGATGCCCGTCCAGGTATCCATGGGGGCCGACGACTGGTGCTGGCAGCATCCGAAGCTCGCTGAGAAGCGAAGGGCTCTCGAACATCCCGAATGGCCCCCCTGCGGCGATTGCGGCGAAAGACACGAGAGCTTCAGCATCTTCCGCACAGCCCCGAATGGCGGGGACGTGCCCGTGTGCAACAAATGCGGCACGACAATGCCGCTGATGAACCCAGGGGAGACCCCGCAGTGAACCCGCTCGACCCCCTCGCCAAGATGATCAAGGAGCAGAAGCTCGCCGCACACGACGAGACCGTGTTCCTCACGCCGGCAGGCCCAGTGACCTTCGACCAAATCCTCCACGCCACCGATCCGCACGGAACCCCATGCCAACGAGCCGCTGTCGCATGCGCCCTCATGAACGTCACCATCCGACTCGGCCTCGATAACTGGGCAGCCACCGACGGCACCCTGCACGGCCACCGACCCGGCGCACAGCTGCTCCCGCCCCAAGAGCTTGGAAGGAGAACCCCGTGAGCGACTTCAAGCCCCCGAAGGGACAGTAAGGACTAGCCACAATGAACGCGGCATCATGGGGCTTCCTGTTCGGCTGCATGAGCACTGTCGGATATGTCCTGTTGGCCGGGTGGCTCACCCGCAGAAACGCAGTCAAGACCGCAACCTGCGGGGACTGCCGCTGGCGCGGATGCAACTGCTGCCCGCGAACCCTCTACCCCTGGCGAGACCCCGATGAAATCCAACGCGCTGTCCCAGCACTCCCCATCTGCATGCCAGGCCAGTTCGCCTTCACATGCAACCGCTTCGAGGCCAAACCATGACATTCGGACCCTTCAACGTCACCATCGGATGCCCTTCCCCCATCTGGATCGAACTCTCTGATGTCAACGACCCATCAGTCGCACTGAGGTTCTACGCATCCAACCTCCCTGCCCTCTACGCCGCTATCGACCACGCCAAGCACGAGTGCAGGAGGATTGCTATCGACTTCCCCAGCCAAGTCGAGGGCAAGCGAATCCGCGCACAGATCGGAGATGTCCCGTGAGCCCCAACCCGCACCTCACCCAGGGATACAACCCCCGCTCCACACCCAACCCTTAGGACAACCCCTCCCATGTGCACCAACTGCCGATACGATACCGAAGTCCCCGATCAGGCCACCTGCGTCAGGGGAATCATTGTCGCTGATGCTCGACTCGCATGGTTCGTCAGAGAAAACGCGGTACCAGGAAAACTCCCGTGGATATGGATGACCTGCCTCGATAATAAGCCCAATTCACCTTCCGAACTGGCACCATACGACATAGGATGGGTCGAAACAGAACGTGAAGCCGTTGTCGAAGGGCTAAGGTCACTCGCCGACCTCATCTCACCAGACGAACCAAAACAACCAATCACCTATTCCAATCCATCCCCCGCAAAGCATGACCCGAATACGACTTAGGGAACCAGACCCCCGCACCAGACCCGTATAACGTAGCATCGCGCGGGGTTTCCCCTTTTTTCCTAACGCCCCCGGCCCCTTCTGCACCCCAAGCGCAAGCTATGAGTCTGTACCCGCGCGCCCACTGTTTGTCAAGGGGCATGATCGAGGAATCTGCGCAGATCGTGCGCGGCTGGTGCGCAGGGGGTGCGCGACCCTCGCGCGAGGCCAGCGCCCACGGCCCTGAATATAATAGTAGTTATATGGTATAGCCACGGGCGCAGCGCCTTGCTACTGCTAGACTTATGGCGATGCGGGTAGCGCCCGATCTCACTATTATATTCAACGGTCAGGGAATAGCGGCATCGGCTCGTCGGGCGCGTCGGGGAATGCGCCTGCCTGGCGCGACGCCCTCGACGGCCCCTCGAGCTATCCGCCCACTGGACACGGCGCAAGCCCCGCGCGGCCACTGCGCACACCTGGCGCACCCCCTTGACCCATGGCGGGGGTAGGGGCGAGGGAGCGCCCGTTGACTTACCATGCCCTCTATCTGGGACTCATCCCCTTACTGGTATCTACTCTCTCTGTCTTAGAGTCTCGGGTTTCATGGAGTCTCTCCGGAAGACCCCTATACCCCCTTACCCCCTTTCCCCCACTGGGCTGTGTGATATCGCACAGTCGGAAGTCAGGTTCAGACAGTGTAGCGGTGCGTTCACCTTTTGGAGTCTGCACTTGTATTCCGACTTGTGTGCTATCGTGCAGGTGTGCTAAGTCGTGTGGTGGGTTATGTTTGCGTTGCTGGCGCGGCGGAATGCCCCGGAAAGTGTGAAGTTGGGTTCAGACTCGCGGGTCGTGTTACAATTGGCTGGTATCGCCGTATGCTCTGCGCTGTCAAGGGCTTGCGTTGATACTTGCTTGCGTGATGCAGTTTGGCATGAGGATTGCTTGTGCTACAGGTAGCCTTGAAGGAGTCTGAAATGCCCAAAACTGACAATCGTGGTCGCCGGCCCCGCGCGGGATTAGGAGCCTACCTTGACTCCTTCAAGGCCCCCGCCGGGGCCGGCCCATGTAGGAGTCTGGACATGTTGACGGCAGAAGAGTACAGGGAGTGCAAGGCCCGCTCGGCTCGGCATGAGGCCATGTGGGCGGGGCGCTGCGCCGTTGCCAGCGCGGAGATCGCGCAGTGGCCGGCAGACGCGCAGATCACGAATGAGGAGCGCTCAGAGATGGAGTTATACGAATGGCTCGTTGACCCGCCGGTGCGATACTTCGCCTATGTCAAGGAGTCGACCGGCCAGATCACGACTTGGATGGGCGATGTGCTCGGCGCGGTATCATTCGGGCGCGAGTGGCGCGACAACTTCGGCGGAACCCGCGTGCCGGTGTCAGTGCGCGGGAGCAATGGCCGGCGCTACCACGGCACGTACTACAAGAGCGCGGGCGACTATTGCCGGCTCGCGGCGTGCAAGGTTTGATCCCCCACCCGCCGGGCCTCCCCGGCCTTGATAGGAGAAACGACAATGGCTTACTGTGCGATCTGCGGCGATACCGAGTCTGACGTGAGATACCCCGACCGTGCCTGGTGGGCGCCCGACGACGGGTGGCGCTGGGGCGCTCTGTGCTCCTACTGCCGGCCCGATGCGATGCGGCGCAAGCCCCGCGCCGACGACTACGCTTACGAGAAGCGCGGGGAGTTCGACGTTGACGCGGCGCTCGCGGAGAATGACGAGCTCTGATCCCCTTCCCCGGCCGGGGCGCCCGCGGCCCGGCCTTACAGGAGAAAAGACAATGCACGTCCTTTACAACTCCAGCGGCTACGGCTACCGCGTCGAGGTGATTGACGCGGGACAGATCATCGAGGAGATTGAGGCCGGCAACTCGCAACACGATTCGACGGCGCGGCTTGAGCCGGGCACGGCGGGTACGCTCGGCAAGGCAACCTTGGCGCGGTATGCGCGGGAAACCGCGATCTGCACGGCTATCGAGCGCGGCTTGACGGAGCGCGACGTAGCCGAAGACACCGATATCGAGGTCTGACCCGCAACCCGCCGGGGCCACGTGGCCCCGGCAATCTGGAGAATCAGACAATGGCGATCACGATCCTTAGCGGCTCAAACTACTTCACAATCCACGACAATGGGATGATCTCCCGCCCGGGTGTGGCCCCGTCCGGGCAGTGGACGTGCGCGGGTGCCGTGCGGTGCAACAACTTCGGCAACGTGGTGCAGCGCTTCACAGTGGCCGAAGTGCTCGCGGGCGGGATCAAGTGGCGCCATGCGAACGGGGCGCAGCGCGTCTATCTCATGGACGTTGATCACGGCACGACGCGGATGTGGTGCTCGCCGAAGCACAATCAGATCGGCGGGGCGCACGTAGCTTGACACCCTCACCGCCGGGCGCCCGCGGCCCGGCCAATAGGAGCAAAGACAATGGACGTAACCCCCGGAACCGTTGCGACCGTGCAAGCTGCCGCCTACGTAGTCAACAACATCTTCGTGCCGCTAGGCGCTCGGGTAAAGGTGCTGGCCGTCGACTCGCATCACCCCTACGGCACCTCCCTTCGGCTTTCCCTCGTGTCCCTGCCCAGCGGCGAGATCGTAGCGCCGCGCTGGTGCTCGGTGGCGTCCGTCGGCTTTGAATGGTACGGCTGGTGGCAGAACGGGCGCTTGGCCTAGCGCCTTCGGCCCGCCGGCGGAGCCGGCTACGGGGTGCAATGCCCCGGCGGGCCTCATAGGGGAGCGGAAACTTTGGGGGACTCGACATGGCCGTCGTACTGGACCGTCACCGTCAACGGATACTGGCCGGCCCGCGCTGGCAGGGAGTCGTGGGGAATGAGAAGTCAGTCAGACTCGTGCGGCGGCTCGCGCAGAACGTGGCGCGGACCGGTGAGTCTGATGCTATCCTGCTATGGGGGGAGTCGGGAACGGGGAAGTCGCTCTGCGCGGCGCTGGCGGCGCGCGAAGCGGGCGCGTGCGAAGCGCAGGTCGATGAGGTGTCAAGCGGGGCGCTTGACGTGGGCCGCATCGACTCCATCATTGCGGAGTCGGGCTATACCAGCCTGTATGGGACGCGGGCGTACATCATCGAGGAAGTGGACACGGGAAGCGCCGCGGCTATCGGGCGGCTGTTGACGTGGCTAGAGCGCTTGCCGAAGCGCTGTATCGTCGTGATGACGAGCAACCTGGAGCCGGGGAGCTTGCTGCCCGGCGCCCACGGGATCGCGTTTCACAGGAGAGTCACCGCGATCAAGTTCGGCAAGGATGGCTTGCAGACGCGCACGGTTGGCGGGGAGCGCGTGCCCGGCCCGGCCGCCGAGCTGGTCCGCGCCGTGCTCACTGAGGAAGGGCTTGACGGCCGGCCGCTAGAGTACTATCAAGGGATCGTGCGCAAGGCGGAAACGAACATCGGCTTGGCAATCGTGCTGGCCTATCAAGAGGCCATGAGCGAAGGGGATTGAGCATGCAGCGCAAGCGTTTCAGCCATGGCGTAGTGTGCCGGCTCTGGTCCGGCCGCGAGTTACTGATCGCACGGGCGCAGACGGCCGCCGCCGCCGTGGACATGGCCGCATCGGTTCGGCGTGCCTTGGATGAGGCAGAGCGCGTCGGGCGCCCGCGAGACTACGCGGACGCCTATCCTGTGGAACTGAATGAGGGGGAATGAGCCATGACCCTATCGCCCGCCCGCCGACGCACTGGGGCCGCTCTGTGGAGCCTGGAGCGGCACGATCCTGCCCCGACGGACCGGACGTGCGGAGATTGCCGGCACCTGAAGGCCCGCAAGCCGGAGCGCGGCAGCGGCCAGTGCCGGCATATCGGATCGCCGTTCGCGGGCTACTCGCGGGACTTCGATGATTCGCCGTGCGCCTGGCACCGAAGGGCCGACGAGACAAAGCCGCTGGCCGCGCCTTGCCAAGTGGCCCCTCGAGACGACTTGGGGCGAATGTTCCAATGCAACTGGCCTAAGGACCGCCCCGCGCGCCGGGGCTGGACCGATCGCGCTGCGCGGGAGCAAGGGCGGCTCTTTGTCGAGCCCCCGCCCGCGCAGCGGCTACTCGTGACACAGGAGGATTGAGCATGGCAACCGCGGCAGAGTACGTGTGCTCAACCATTGAGGCACTGGCGCAACTGCAAACCCTCGTCAGGCAGGGCAACACTTACGAGGGCATGACGGAGGAACTCGCGGAACTCGACGAACGGGCCTGGGCGATTCAAGAATGCCTCTCTGAGGCGGAAGAAGAAGAAAAAGCCTGACCTCTACGCGCGGCGGCGCTTCCCGCCAGACAGGGGGTTGACGATGGTGGTATACCGCTACGAGCTTCGCTTCGAGGACGGTGGCCGCCTGCCGCTACGCAGCTTGCGCCGGGCGCGGCGCTACGTGCAAGCGAATGGCAACGGGCGCGCCTGGATACTGTTCACCCTGGACGGGCGGCGGCGGATCGGGCAGGGGCACGGCAGCGAACTCCCGCCCACCAGCCTGCCGCGGCCCGATCCGTGCATCGAGAACGCCTGGGCGCTGAGACATAGGGCATGACACCGAGCGCGGCGGCGCATTCCGCCAGACAGGAGAGACAACGATGATCCGAATCACGCGCGCCGGCAACGGCTACAAGGTGGCTTTCTCGGACCCGGGCAGCGGCTGCCGCGGCTTCTCGACAAAGGCATGCAACCTCGCCGAGGTCCACGAGGCCATTGACCACTACCTCGGTTCTGCCGACTCCAAGGAGCGGTACGAGCACTCCGGCGAAGCGCGGCAGGCGACCTGCCCCCTGTGCCGCAAGGACTAGCCCCTGCCCGGCCGCTCGTGGCCCCTGAGGGGCGGGGCCACGGCGAGCGGGCCGCGCGGCGGCTCTGACCTGGGGCACTTTTGGGGGATTGGACGATGACCGCGACGAATGAACGCATCTTGGGGGCTGTGCTGTGGGCGCTCAACACGCAGAGCGACAGCGTATCCGACGGCGGGTGCGATCTGTCCGACGATCTGAAAAGGGAAATGGAGGAGGCCGCCTATGAGGGCGGAGCGCGAGAATGCCCCGAATGCGGGACGTGGCTCGTGCCCGGCGCTCTCTGCCACATCTGCATGGAATTGCAGGCCGCCGACGAACTGGCGGGGATTGCTCGGATGGCAGGGCGGCTTCTGCACACTACCTGACACGACCCTCCCCGACCCCCTGCACTGCGGGGGGAAGGAGTGAGGGCCGCTGTGACCGACCTGGAACCTTTTGAGGGATACGACGATGGGAACAGCGACACCGGGACCGTGGACAGTGAATGTGTGGACTACAGGCAGGCGTACCGTCGAGGCGAGCGGGGGCCTCGTGATCTGCGAGGTCCACGACACGCACGTTGACACCGAACGAGCGGCGAACGCGCAGCAGATCGCGGCCGCCCCGGCCCTCCTCGCGGCGTGCAAGGCCGTCCTTTGCATGTACGTCCCAAGCGCCCTAAAGGCTTGCGCGTACCAGGGGCCGCCGCCGAAGAAGTGGGCGCGAGAGATAGCCCCTGCGCTTGAGGCCAAGCGCGAGTTGCTCGACAGGATTCAGGCCATACTCCGCCCCGCCCTCGCGGCGGCTGAGGGGGAGTGAAACGCCCCAAGGGGCAGAAGGAGAGAACCATGAACCTGGTAATCGAGATCGAGGGCGGCGCGTTGCGCGGAGTCTACGCGGCGGAGCAACCGCCCACGGACCTGCGGATCATCGTCGTGGACAAGGACACTGACGGCGATGATGGCGACCTTGCACGGCTGCCCGACGGCGACGACGCCAATGTGTGGGAGGCGGCAATCGAGATCGATCCGACCGTGGCCGACATGGTGAAGCTGTGGGACGCCTACGGCGGCTGTGACGCCGACGACCCCGCCGCCGACGCCCTGGCGAACCATGAGGCCATGGCGGGCCACTGACACACAACCGCCGGCGCTCCCCCACGCCGGCAGCCCCCGGCGCCCACGGCCGGGGGCCTAAGGAGGGCGCAGCCGTGACCTGGACTGACCGCCTTCTCGTCGCGCTGGCGCTCGCCGCGCTGGCGCTCATCCTGTGGCTCTACGCCGCCAAGTGAAAGGGAAAGGCAATGAGCGAAGCGATACCGAGGCCCCCTGACGCGCTCGCCTTTGACGCCGACTGTGAACCGCTCAGCGTGCGCTGCGCGCCCTTGATTCCGCCGCACCCATACCCCGCGACGCAGGACGCTCAGTGCCGGTACCTGGAGGCGCTGGTCCGGGAGTTGGATCGCCGCTGGAAGGCGTACGCCGCCCTTGTGGATGCCTGCGAGGGAGCCGAGCGACTTTACGAGCTAGGGGCCTTTCACGGGTATTACGCCGAACCAGATGACGAGATGCGAACGGCGCACAATCGCCAGCGCGACGAGGCGCTGGGCGTGTTCCGTGCCGCCCTCGCCCTTGGGAAAGGAGACAAGCCGTGAAATGCCCAATCTGCGGCGAACCCACCGGCTTTGAGTGCCAAGCCTGTCACTACCCCCTCTATCGAGAGGCCGAGGTCTGCCCCAAGGGGACCAAGGAGGCACTGAGGGAGTTGGCGCGCTGCGCTCGCACCGTGGACGCAAAGCACCATGCGGGCGGACCGGTGCACATGGAGGATTGGAGCCTGCTGTACGACGCCGTGAACGCCGCCCGCGCGATCCTCGACAAGGCCGGCGAGTAGGAGAAAGGGCGCGCCGATTTTGTTTCCGGCCCTTGACAAGCGCCAACGCGTGGGGTATACTCCTCTTGGACACACGAGTCGAGGGTTCCCCAGTGACCGTGACGACGCAAAACGACAAGCTCCTGGCCGGCGCCGCCCCTCTCGTTGCCCTCGACCGAGTGTGTCCACCGGCCCGGCCAGGTCCCCTCTTTGTCTGCTCCAAGTGCGGCCAAGAAAAACCGAGCGATGAGTTCTGGCGCTTCCGCAAGGACGGCACGCCATCGGGGCGCTGCCGAGCCTGCCAAAGCGCCGAGAACGTCATCAGCCAGCAGAGACACGGCTACGCCACGGGCTACGCCGCCGTGAAGCGCTGGCGGCACAATCACCCCATCGAAGCTCGACACCAGGACACCGACAACAAGCGGGTGCAGCGCGGCACCCTGCCCGCTGGCCCGTGCGAGGTGTGCGGGCGGCACGTCTCCCAGAATCACCATGAAGCCTACGACGGCAGGAAGCCGCGGCGGCTGTGCCGGCGCTGCCACAACGCCGCGCACGGGAAGCGGAGCTATCAGGAGTCTGCCCAATGAAGCCCACATGCGCGCTTCATGTCTCCTTTGGGCAACTGGACGCTGCCAAGGCGCTGGTGATGAAGTACCACTACAGCCACCGCTGGCCTTCTGTCATAGAAGCCTGTGGCACCCTGCACCAGCCTGGCGGCCTATTCGGGAACCTTGGGGAAGCCGTCGCCGCCTGTGTGTTCGGCATACCCCCCACACGCTGGTCAGAAGCCGTGCTGGAACTCGAACGCTTGGTGCGGCGTGACGATGTTTCCGTGCCATTGACAGGGCTGATCTCTGCGACTTGCGAAGATGTGCGACGACGCGGAACCTTCGACTTGCTAGTGTCTTACGCCGATTGGACTCAAGGACACCACGGCGGCATCTACCAAGCCGCTTCATGGAACTACGACGGCCAGCGCGAACGGGCGCAAGACGGCCTCGTCGTGAACGGCAAGTTTGTGCCGGGGCGTATGTGTTTCAACCTGTGGGGCACCCGTAGTCCGAACCAACTCAGGCATGAACACCGCCGCTGGGATATTCAGCCCCACTACGACGAAGGCAAGCACCTGTACTGGCGGGCGCTGTCTCGCCATGGCATGAAAAAGGCCACTCGCCTTGGCCTGCGATGTTCCCCCTACCCAAAGCCAGCGGTCCAAGTGTCGATGGTGACACGCGGCGCTTCCAGCGCTGAGAGCCGGGTTCAACCCCCGGGGACCGCTCCATATCAGGAGTCTCCCCCATGACACTCCGCGGGCGCGAGTTCACCCAACTGCCCTGACGGGCGAAAGGAGACGACATGGACCCGACCACCGATGCGATCCCGACGGGGGCATATCACTGGCTGACGCGCGACCTCGACATGCACCGCGCGGAAGTCACGAACACGTCCGGCTACGCGCTGTTCACGACCGCTCCGGTTCTCGACGGCTGGTGGATTTCGCGCGAACACTCGAAACAGTGCGCGACCGTCGATCTCACCGAGCCGGAGGCTCTGGCGATGCTCGCCACGGGCAAGCACAAACTGGCACCCGGCGAGAAACTGCGCGTGGACGTGCCTCGTGAGCGGTATTTCGCGCGGGAGATCGACTGCTCGATGGAGGATCGGCTGCGTTCGGAGAAAGTGGCGTGACCTCACCAGCGACAACCCGCGGGCGCGCCGCCTTCAGGCAGGCTGCTCCCTCCCCAGCCTGTGCCCCCAGCCGGCACGGCGCGCCCGCTCTCTCTTTGGTGCCCTCGGAGGTAAGCGTCAGGACCGTGCGCACGGCACCTGTGGACGCCTCGCCGGGGCAATGCCTGCCGACGGGCAGGACGGCTCCGGAGGTGCGGGTTCGATTCCCGCAGGGCACCTTATCAACGCGGCGGCTCCCTAACGGGGCGAACGTCGGGCGTGGCCGAACTCAAAGCGGCCCGTCACCTAACGCCGCGGCACCTCCCGACCTCGCAGGGTGCCAGCCGCCGCTCCCCAATCCCTCCCGGCCCGCGCCCTCCGCCGCAACGTGCCCTATGCCCCTCCAGAGGCGCGGCGCGGGCCGGCCCCCATTCACGGCGGGCGCACCTGCCCTCGAACACGGGGACGCCCAAGGGCCGCGCCCGCCCTCTGATGGGAGTAGCCCATGTCGTGGCTGACGGTCCGCTGGGCGAAGCTACAACGCTGTGATACACCGGGAGACAAGTCAGTGCTCGTGCATCTCGCCACATACGCCGACCGCCAGCACCGCGCCTGGCCGAGCCACGCCGCCTTGGCCGCTGACACCCAGATGACCCGCCCCAGCGTCACCGCCGCGCTCGCCACGCTCGAAAGCCAGGGGCTGATCGAGTCCGCCGAGGAGCGGAAACCGAACGGGCGCTGGGAGCCGAAAGCCTACGTGCTCCATGTCAGCACAGACGACAAGGGCAGGCCCACTCGTCTGCCCACATATAAAGAAGAAGCATGTAAGGACAGCCGACAAGGGCCATGTCAGGATAGCCGACACGGCAAGCCGAGTTATCCACAAGTTACCCACATTTCGGGCGCGCTTGCCGAGACCGTCCCCCCCCAGACCCCCCATGAAGACAAAGAGAAACCCAAGAGAAGCAAAGAGAACCCCATGGAAGATCGCTTACGCTCTGAAGAAGAAGAGAAGAGAAGAAGTTCTTCTGGGGTTCTCTTGGGTTCTAAGAGTCTGCGCCGTACTGGCAGTTCTCTTCCGGGGGGTGCAGGGGGGGGCAAGCCCCGAACAGAGAAGGGGGAAGCGCAGTGAGCGTGAAGTGGCGCGACATCTACGGGCTTTACTCTGAGTCCTGGGGCGACCGCCTCGTGCCCGAGGCCATGGCGCACCCGGCCAAGGTGCGGCCGGCCGTCGCCCGTGCGATCTTCGAGCACGGCATCAGTCAAGGCTACTGGCCCAAGGGCAGCACACTGATCGACCCCTTCGCGGGCATCGGCGGCTTCCTGCTGACGGGCGCGTGGGCGGGCCTTCGGATGGTGGGGGCGGAGCTTGAGGAGCGCTTCGTCGCCTTGACCAGGGGCGGCGAGTGCGATGGCAAAGTCGAAGGTCACATCAACCCCACCGGCAACCCCGGTCAACCCTGGAGCGGGTGGTTCGTCCGGCACCGCGGCACCGCCCGCTATTGGGGCGCCGACATGGAGGAGAGCAATGGAGGTCCTCAGAGCGATGGTTTCGCGTCCAAAGCACTCGCGGAGCAGGCCGTTCGACGGGTTATGAACAGCGACGAGGACGTGTGGCGGCCAGAATCGTACAGGGCAGTGCACTTCGACGCAGAGCCGCCCAGCCCAAAATGGGTCTGCACGAAGCCCGCTCTCTGCGGCCAGCAGGAATCGCACGAGGCCCATCATATCACGGGCAGCGTCGAGATACACCGATGGGGCGATGAGTGCCCGCGCCCGACGATGCTGCACGGGGACAGCCGGGAACTTGCGAAGCTGCTGGGGGCCGCGGCGGGGCTGGCGACGAGCCCGCCCTTTCAGGGTATTCTGCCGGGTCAAGATGAGTTTGACAGAAAGCGCGCAACGCAACCTGACAGCGCCCGCTTTGGAAGGGAATCCTTCAACGGGACGCAGGCAGAGTACGGATCGACCCCTGGCAACCTCGGGAACCTTCGCCCTGGGAGCGTCGAGGGGGCCGTGTGCTCTCCGCCCTTCGGCTCCAAGGACAGCGCCGGCCCTGAGAGCCTGCACACGCGCACCGACGCGACCGCCGCCAAGATGCTCAAGGCGCAGGGCTGGAACGGGGGCGGGCAGAGTTCACCTGGCAACCTCGCGGCGCTGCCGATGGGCGACGGGCTGGCGACCTCGCCGCCCTACGCCGAGAGCCTACAGAACCCCGGCGGGTCGCGCACGCCCAACGCCCCCGAAGGCTTCAAGCTCGGCAGGAGCACAGCAGGCGTCGTGTCTAGCCCGCCATACTCAGAAAGCCTCACGCAAGAGTACCGTGACCAGGACAAGGCTCGCGCGGCACAGGAGCGCTATCGGCAAGCGCATCCAGAACACGCCGGCAAGCGCCCTGAGCATACGTCCTACGGCGCAAGCCCCGGCCAGCTTGGGGCGCTCAAGCCCGGCTCCGTGGAGGGCGCGGTGTCGTCGCCCCCCTACGCGGCGATCACGCCCGGCCAGGGCGGCCTCAACACGCTCCCTCCGCGCGAGGGCAGCGACGATCAGACGGGACGCGCCGCCGGCCCTAGTCAGCCCGACGTGACCGCCTACGGCGAAAGCCCAGGCCAACTCGGGGAAATGCCCGCCGGGACCGTGGACGGGGCAGTCGCTAGCCCGCCGTTTGAGGGAACTGAGGGAGCCTTCGCTGCCAAGAAGTTCGCGGACCCAGAGGCGTTCGCCGCTGAGCAGGCGCGCCGTTACCGGTCGGGCGAACTCAAAGGCCATCCTGCGAGCGCTGAGGCCATTCGGGCGTCAATGGAGCGGCAGAACGGCGCGGATTACGGCTCCACCGCGGGCCAGCTCGGCAACGAGCGGGGCGAGACCTTCTGGCAGGCCGCCCGCGACATCGTGCTCCAATGCGCCCAAGTGCTCAAGCCCGGAGCCGTCACCGCCTGGGTCTGCAAGGACTTCGTTCGCAACAAGCAGCGCATCCCCTTCTGTGACGACTGGTGCCGGCTCCTCGAAGCCTGCGGATTCCGCGTCTTCGAGCGCTGGCGAATGTGGCAGGTCTCCCGCACCAAGCAGGAGACGATGTGGAGCGGAGCCGTACCGCAGAAGGAGAGTAAGGGCTTCTTTCGCCGACTGGCCGAGGCGAAGGGTTCGCCGCGCATCGACTTCGAGCAAACTATCTGGGCCGTCAAAGGAGCCAACGAATGAGTCGCCGTAGCCCGCGCGTCGTCAACCACCGCTCCGGCTCCGTGACCATGAACGAACTCAGGGAGCGGATCGACGTCCTTGAGGCCGAGGCTAAGGCGCGCGAGGCCGACATCAAGGCTGCGCGCACGAAGGTCTATGGCCTGTCTGTGCTCGTTGGGACGGCCTACCAGCTTCTCCTGCCCGGCAATCGGAAACTGGCGCGGCTACTGCGGGAGGATGGCGAGCGGCTGGGCGTGGCCGAGGGGCTTTTCGAGGGGAGCAACACTGAAGGAGCGAAGGCATGAGCAGCGAGTTCGCGCGCTGGTGTGCTGAGCACAGGCCCTTGCTCGCCATCGTGGGCGGGCTGTGCTACCTGGGGCTGCTGGTGCTGGTCTTGCGCTTCCTGGGCTTTTGCCGCGAGCGGACCACCTATCCTGCAAAGGGGAAGGCCATGGCAATGAACCACGGGCTGACGGAGCGCGCCGCCGTGCTGGCCGACTGCGCCGAGTACGAGCGCGGCTACGAGGGCTACTGGCGTCAGTCGGCGCGCGTCTGGCGCGTCGTGGGCGACAGCGAGCGCGCCGCCGCGAGCGAGGCAGAGGCCGACAGAGCCGCCCGCGCCGCAGAGCGGTGCGAGGCAGAAAGTGAGGAGGCGTGACATGAACCCAAGACGCTGGCTCTGTGGTACACCAGAGGACCACTGCACGGGCGGTCAGACGCAACTCGACATTGCCGGGGGCGTGTACACCGCGCGCATCCACGGCACCCCACAGGACGCTTTTGCCTGCCACTGCCGATACTTGGAGGCCGTCGGCTACAAGCGGGTTGGCAAGCGGGAGTTTGCCGAACCGGGCGGGGGGCCTGTCCATGTGCTCCCCAAGCCGAGCCATTTCGGAACCATGCTGCGCAAGGGAAAGCACGAACTGCCAACGTCGTCCACCCGCTGGCGCCCTATGCGCGCAGACGGAACGATGGTAATGGAGGTGGAGTGACATGCCCCGCGTGCCCTTCGGTCTTAGCTACGGGCTGCCCGGCCAGGGCGACGACGCGAGCGAACGGGAGGCCGACAGAGCCGCCCGCGCCGCCGAGCGGTGCGAGGCGGAAAGGAAGGAGGCGTGACATGATAGATGACAACATGCGTCTCGCCATGCTGAGAACTGCCCTTGAGGACGCTGTCAACTGCATGAATTCCATGATGGAGCGGTTTCTGGATGCCGACGTGCTGCGAATGGAAACGAAGAAGGACTATCGCTTCGTCATCGAACGGTGCAAGAACACGCTCAAGGAGACCCGGCGATGAGCGTGTACCAATCCTCGCACCCCGAGCCGAGCGACGACGACAGCGCCGGCGGGCGCGACGACGGGCCGTTCCTCGACGCGCTGAGGGCCATCAGGGAGGGGCCTGCCCCCCGGTGCCGGTGCGGGGAGCCGACGATGTACGACGACCACGACAACTTCCACGTGAACTTCTGGTGCCGCTCGTGCCGAAGCTGGACATGCGTCCCCATTCTGGCGAGCCGCGAGGACAGGGAGGCCGACAGGGGCGACGAAGCATACCACGAAAGGAGCTTCTGATGCTTTCCCGCGAGCTTCTGGAACTTGACGACAGGCGCGACGAGCCGGAGTGCCCGCCGCCGGAGGAGGGCTGGCGCCCGCCGAAGCGGCGCCCCTGGCAGCGCACCGGCCTTCACGCGAACCCGGCGGAGTTCCCGCCCGACGACGAAAAGGAGGACTGAGCAATGGCGACTGACAGCCCCAAGACCATCGAGGTAGACGAACGCACGGGCGAGGCCCGCTTTCTGCCGCCCGCCGTGCGGGAGGGCGGCCCGCCGGCCCAACTGATGACACTGGCGCTGGAGAAGGGCGCGGGAATCGACGTGATCGAGCGGCTGGCGACGCTCTACAAGGACTTCGAGGACAGAAGCGCCAAGCGGGCATTCTTCGAGGCTATGGCGAAGTTCCAAAAGGAAGTGCCCGCGCTTCCGAAGGACTCGACCGTGGACTATACCTCCAAGTCTGGCATCAGGACGCATTACCGGCACGCGAGTCTCGGCGCCATCGCCAACACCATCCGCGACGCCTTGGAAGCGAACGGGCTGAGTTACCGGTGGGAGACCACCCCGCATGATGATGGCCGGTTGACCGTGACCTGCATCGTGACACATGTGCAGGGCCATTCCGAACGCACGAGCATGACGGCCCCCGCAGACGACAGCGGGAGCAAGAACCCGCTTCAAGCCATCGGCAGCGGGCAGACGTACCTTCGGCGCTACACGCTGGTCCCGGCCCTTGGCCTGAGCGACACGGAGGACACGGATGGGCGGCCGGACCGGGACGGGGCGGCGCGGCAAGAGGATACCGGGGCAGGGGGCGCGGAGTCGAGAAAGGAGGAAGGCACCCGCCGCGCCACCTCCCCTGCCCCGGCCAAGGCCGACGCCAAGGTCTTTATCGGCACCGAAGCGCAGCCGCTCCAGATCGACGCGCTCAAGAAGGGCGACAAGGTGCGCGGGAAGGTGACGGAACTGGAGGAGACTGGCTGGTGGCGTCTGGAGCACATCAATGCGGGATGCGCCCTCAGCAAACCACGGGGTAGCAAGGCGATGGTGCCAGCCTGGGTGCATGTCGGCATCGGTATGGAGGCTACCGTGGCCTACACCGGCGAGAGCAAGACGAGCAGCAAACCGTTCATGTTCCTAGCCGACCTCGTGCAGTTCATGGACGTGCCGGAGGATGCCTTCGACGGCAAGGCCGCCAGTGCCCCTGAGAAGCCCCAGGATGCGTCCGGGGAGCCTCCGAAGGGTCCTGGCACCAGCGCGCCGCCCGCGCGGACCATCGTGGAGGCCACGCGGGCCGCTTGGAACGCGCTCCGCGACGTGGAGAAGCTCGCCCCGGAGGCCGCCGCCCAACTGCTCAAGGCCGGCGGGATCGACGCGCGCGCGCTGACGGTGCGGAACCCCACGACGCTGCCGGGCGTGTGCCAGGACGTGGCGACTTGGGACGCCTTCACGGCGAGCGCCCAGGCGTGGCTGCGGGACAACACGCCGCCGATGACGGCTGAGGACGTTCACAAGCACATGGACGTCCTGGAAATGTAATAGGAGGAGCCGACATGCAGACGGGGCGGGGGCCGCGCAGTCGCCCACTGTACCCGGTGTCTACAAGGCCGCGGCCCCTGTCCGCACCTTCACCTTCGCACGGGAGAATGACAATGGACAGTGAGAAGTTGGCTGCGCTGTTTTCGGACGATGACGACGAGTTCCTTCACTTTGAGCGCATCCCGGAGGGCGAGCGGCTGCACCCCAGCGCTTGCGTCTGCGGGATGATGAAGGTGGCAAGCCTGCTCAAGAAAGGCCCGAAGTCATTCGATGTCTGTGCCGAGCACGATTGCGTGTATCTCGCACAGGCCGACGACCTGCGGAACATTACGCAGGAGGACGCCGTGTACCTGAGCCGCTGCGGGGTCGCCCTGTCGTCCGACACAGATTCGTTGTACATGTTCTGCTAACAGGAGGGCTTCTGATGGGAAAGGGCAAGCAGAAGCAGTTCCGGGGCCGACACAACACGGCGGCCGAGCGTCGCGGCCCCACGGTGGCGATGCGGACATGTCTCGGGTGCAATAGGCCCTTCCTGTCCGAGGGGCCGTGGAACCGACTGTGCCCGCCGTGCTCGCGGGTGGCGGACGGTATGCCGCCGATGGCGAAGTCCCACGCGGTCTGCTTCGTCAGCAGCGAGGAGGCAGGCTATGAAGCGTAAGCCGAAGCGCGAGCTGCAGCGCTGTGACGCCTGCCGAGAGCCTGCGCGCATCCGCTACCTCGCGCTCGTGTGCAAGGGCTGCGCCGAGAAGTTCGCGGCGCTGCGTGGGAAGCCGCTGGCCGCGCCCATCAAGACGCGCGGAAGGAGGAAGAAATGAAGGTGTCCGTTTACTGCACATGTGGCGGCTCAATGGTCCTAGAGGCACCCGTTGCCGTCATTGAGGAGATCGTCGGAGTGTTCCGCGAGGCGCATTCCGGCGAGGGCCACAAGGAGTGCGACAGCAAAACGGCGGCGCGGGCGCGCGCTAGAGCCGAAAGACGCTTCGTACCGAGACGCTTCAAGGAGCCCCCGCAATGAGCACGCTGACGCCCGAAGCCTACGAGGCCCTGCCCGACGCTGAGAAGAACGCCGCCGTGGCGAGGGCGAGGGGATGGCGCTGCGAGCGCAGGCATTGGCCTAGCGACGGCACCACGCATGAAACGTGGTACTCGCCGCAGGGGACCACAATGGACATCCAGCCTCCCCCCTACGTCACGGCTGGGGACTCCGACCCCTTCGCGGGCTGGCAGTGGCTCGCTAAGATGGTCAAGGCGCTGCATAGCCGCGGCCCCGTGTCCGCCGAGTTTTCAACGTTCTTTCGCATCGTGGCCGGCTCGGTAGAACGCATTCGTGAAGGCAAGTGCAGCAACCAGTCCAGCCCCCACCGCGCCGCCGGCGCGGCCATGGCGGCGGCCGGGCTTTTGACAGAGGAGCCTAGCGATGGAACCCCTTGACGCTGACGCGCTCTTGTCTTGTAGGCATATCACATTCATTGCGACCGGCGACACCTATCCGCACCGCGAGGAGTTCATCTCGTGGGGCTGGCATTGGGACGCTCGGCGCGGGGCATGGATTGAGGACAACGGTAGCGAACGCGACGAGCCTTGCATCGCGGCCATCCGCGATCTGCCGGGCGTTGTTGTAAGAGAGGAGCCAACTGATGGATGAACTCGCCCGCCTGCGTGCCGAGATCGCCGCCCTCGCGGCGGAGTGCGCGAAGCTGAGGGGGGCATGCCGAGCCTTCGTAGTTGCTCTCACGCCATGGGCCGGGCATTGTTCTGTCCCGCTGGCAGACCTAGACGCTGCGGACAGGCTTGCCCGCGCCGCCCTTTCTTCTCCCTCCCCGGCCGTTGCGAAGTGGGAGGCGGCCATGGCGTGCGCCCTAGCAGACGTTGCCGCCGATGATGCGTGGCAGTCGTGGGCAACCTACGCACGGTCAACGACTCCGACGCTGATGTGGGCGCAGCCAGAGGGCAAGCAACTCTTTGAGGCCCACGGCGCGGCCTTCAACGCGAAGGCGCGTGCGCTCGCCGCCTTCCGCGCCGCCTGCAATGAGGAGAAGGAAAATGCCCACGAATGAGGAATGGGACGCCCTGCTACGGGCCGTGAATGAATCGCGTTCGCCTCTCGATTGGAACGCTATCCGCTGCGCCATCCTTCACGCCAAAGAAGCGAACACGCTCAAGGCCGACAACGCCCGCCTCAAGGCGGAGCTTGCCGCGCTGGCGGCTGCCAACAAGCGGCTGAGGAAGCCTGCCCTTGCCATCGTCGAGGAACTAGAGGGCATCGAGGAGACGCACGGCGACTGTTCGTTCTGCAACCCCGATGAAGCCTACGGACCCCACGATGCGACGGGACACACGCCCGATTGCCTTTACCAAGCGGTCAAATGGCTCCGCACCGCCCTCTCCTCGCCCTCGCCCGGCGCGAAGTGGAAGGCGGCCATGCGGCTGGCGGAAGCTGCGCTTGGACTCGCGGGCTTCGACGAGAACGCGCCGGAGGGCAACCGCATCACCTGCATTCTGTGTGGGCGTCCCAAGAATCAGCCGGCACCTGGATGCGAGTGGCACGAGTTGACCGCCGCCTTCCGCGCCGCCTGCGAGGAGGCCCCCGATGAAGGATGAACTGAAACGCAAGGTTCGGCTCTTTGAGGAGGGCAAGCTGCTCATGGGGCTGGCGGGGCTGGCCGCCTTCACCCAAGAGGTTATCGCCGCGCTCAAGGAGGCGGTCGCCGTGGCCGAGGCGGTCGAGTGGCTTGACGCCAACCGCGAGGTAGAGGTCAAACGCGACTATGGCGGCGGCATCTGGGAGGTAGACGCCAAGCCGGACGAGGAAGACCCGACCATGTTCTTCTGCGACCGATCGCTCCCCAAGGCCGTCGCCGCGCTGCGCGACAAGAAGGAGGGCAAGTGATGGCCTCAAGCGTCACCTTCACCGTGCCGCGTCCGCCAGTGCCGAAGGACCGCCCGCGCAAGGGCAAGTACGACAACTTCTACACCCCGCGCGAGACGAAGGCATATGAGAAGGTCGTGGCGCAGTGGTATGCCACGGTTCGGAAGGGCAGGCCCCCGCACGCTGGCGACGTGCGCATGGAACTCGACGTAGCTCCCGACGGGGTGCGCGTCACGCTGCATTTCCTCGACAGCAAGACGCCGAAGGTGCGCGGCGATCTGTCCAACATTGCGAAAGCGGTGGAAGATGCCTTGAACACGCTGGCGTACCGCGACGACAGGCAGATCGTGAGCCTCGTCGTGAACGCCTGCCAGACAGTGAAGGAGGCCACGGATGGCTAGAGAGCGTGCAACGGCATTGGAATACCTGACATGGTTCCGGTGCAACGCCGACTTTGGGCCTGCTCACGGGGATGTCGTACAGATGCTCAACGAGGCGTTCATGCGGGAGACTGGCAAGAATCTGCCAGAGGGATGGAACATCGCCAGCGATGGTGAAACCTGTCTCGATCTGGGGGAACCGAAGGGGGCCACCAATGCCTGACAAGCGCTGCGGCACCTGCTCCCACTGGAAGCGGCTGGGGATGCCGCCGCGAACGGTGGCCGTCGTGCTGCCCTGGCCCAACGTGCGCGTGACGCGCGAGGTCCGCGACTGCGCCGCAATCGGCGGCAGAGGCGGGCAGCAGCGCGCCGACGCCGAACCCTGCGAAGCCTACAAGGAGAAAGCCCAATGACCTACGAACAGGCCCGTGTGATTCTGGACAACGCGAAAGCGGTTGATGCCGCCGCGCAGGCGTTTGACCGCGCCTGCGCCGGCGTGCCCTTGGGCGACGGCTGCATGCAGGTGGCCGTGGGCAAGGCGCTGGACGGCCACCGCACCTTCTACAAGGCGCTCGGCTTCATCGAAGGCCACAAGCAAGCAAAGGAGAAGGCCGAATGAACATCGCGGAACTCAAGGCGGCGGCGGAGATGCTGGCAGAGTTCGATGGCGACTGCATTGCCAGCTACGGCACCACAGAGGATATGCGCGACGCCCTCGCCAGCGCTTTCGACGCGGCGAGAGACGCCCTCCCCAAACTCCTCGCCGTGGTGGAGGCGGCGCAGGAGACCGCCGAGACCGGCGGCAACATCCTGGGCCTCAAGGAGGCCCTCCACGCCCTTGAAGGAAAGGAGGCCGACAATGTTGACCGCTGAGAGGATTGCCGACCTGCAAGGGGATGTGAATGGCCTCGCCATGAGCAATGGGCGCGTGTTGGACGCGAGCGAGCTATTCGATGCAGCCCGCGAGGCCCTCGCCTACAAGGCGCTCTGCGGGAGGCTGGCCGATGCGGTCCGCTTCGGGCGGTGCATGCGGTGTGGGGGCATGGGCTACAGCGTGAGTATCACGGCTGGGCCGAACGGCCAGAGATCGCATGACGACTGCCCCCAATGCGGCGGCGATGGGCTGAGCGACACTGGCCGCGCCGCCCTCTCCACCACCGCCTCGGAGGCCGGCAAGGAGTGGCGGGCGCTGCGGGCGATGGAAACAAGTCGCCGAGAGATGTGCGCGGCGCTGTCTGAGATCGCGCGCCGTGACGGTCTGCTACCGCTCGACCCAGAGAATATCGACGCGGTAGTCATCCGTGAATATGAACGCCTCAAGGAGCTCTGCGGGAGGCTGGCCGAGGCGTGGGCCAGCTTGAAGCGGGATGCGGAGTACTACCTGTCCGACGACCCTGACGTAGACACACTGAGCGGGGAAGATTGGGCGGAACGCATCGTTTGCGCCGCAGCCGCCGCCCTCTCTGTCCCCGCCTCAGCGGCCGCCGAGGAGTGGCGGGCGATGAAGTCGCGCGTGGCCGAACTTGAGGCTCTCGCCAACAGCCGCCTGTGCGGGGCGTGCTATGAGCGCCACCCCGTAGATACGGCCTGCCCGCCCTATGAGGTGCGGACCACGGGCCAGGCGTGGTTTGAGAACTGCCTGGCAGAGAAGGACGCGGTGATCGCCAGCCTTCAAGGCGACATTGGGCAGCGCGGTGCGCGCGTTGCCGAGCTTGAGGCCCGAATCGAGCGGATGCGCCCTGTCTGCGAACTAGCCGCGCTCCGCGAGGGCGCAGGCGACGCAGCGATGGCCGGCGTGTGGCGCTGCTCGTGCTGCGGCGAATTGCACGACGATGCTTCGGACCCTGCATGGCGGTGGAACGGGAACATCTGGGAGCACAAGTGCCCAGGCAATTCGCCGCAGTGTGGGCACCAACCCGCGCGCTACTTTGGACCAGCCAAGGCCGCGGGCGAGGGGAAGGAGGAATCGCGTGGACAGTGAACGTCTCCTCGCACGCTGTCCCCTCTGCGGCCGCTTCGTGCGGGACGTGATTGGCCTTCTGAACATCGAGCGCCTCGTTTCCGTGACTGGCGTCTGCGCCGTTCATGGGAGGGTGACGCTCGATGAGCACGACTTCGGGTACGACGAGTTCGTGGCTGACGATTTCGTGGCTGAAGGCGAGGGGGAGGAGGACGAACAGTGAGCATGGCGCACATCGTATTCAATGCTCTGGATAATGACTGGCGCGCCATCTGGTCGTTCGCAGAAAAGATCGGGCTGGACATCTCCGGCTCGACAAAGCACTGCTTTTCGGCGGTCGCGCTGGCGCATGTGCACGGCACGGCCAAGGCGATTACCGACCTCCGGCGGGAGGTCAAGCGGCGCGGGGCCTATCTGTCGCCCGCCCGTGGCCGGCAGATGTTCCCGTGGGGGCATGGCGATGTGGGATGCCCTCTGTGCAATGCCTACTATGCGAAGAAACTGGCCGATGCCAAGAACCAGGAGGCCCCCGATGCCAAGGAGGACCGTGATGACTCCCAAGGCGCATGAAGCCCTGAGCATCCTATCCGCTGCTGGCAAAAGAGGAATGAGCTCTACCGAGTTTGCCGGGCACATGTGGCCAGATGCCCACGGGTGGAAGAAGGTCAGCCGTGCGGGGGCCTACAACGCGGCGCGGAGGGGCTGCGGAATGTGGAGAGCCGCAGGGTCGTGGCTATGGAAGCTCGAACGCAAGGGACTGGTGTGGTGTAGGGGCGGCGTATGGACTATCACAATCTCAGGAGCCGAAGCGCTCAAGGAGGACTCCAATGCCAAGGCCGAGTGATCGACGCATCAACTGGAACGAGTTGGACTCGCTGTACGACCAACAGCTAACCGTCCCGTCCTATCTGCCGCTTGAACCGAACGGCAGAAGCCTGCTGGAATCCTCGACCGGCACCCACGTTGGCGAAGTGGACTCCGAGGAACTCGCGGAGTTCATCTGCGCGGCGTGTGAAGCCGTCGAGGCGCAACTGCTGCGAAGGAGGCGGGCACATGCCAAGGCCGAGTAACGCGAACGCCGCCCTGAGTGCCGACGAGTTCGCAGTGCTCACGGGCTGCGCTGACGGCCTTCAATCCGCCGTCGTGCTCCTCTGCCCGCCGGGAGCGCGGCTGAGCGTCTTCAAGCGTGGGCTGACAGACCAATGCGGGGTGGTGACACCGGCGGGGGCCAAGGTGCTGCACGACGCGGCGAAGTTCCCCGAGGGCCTCAGGAGAAAGGAGTGGCCTACCGATGCTCAGAATCACCGTTGAGCTTCTGCCAGGGGGCGACAAGGCGCGCGCCCGCCACATGGGCACGGCGACGATCAGCCTCAAGGGCGTGTCCGAGCAGGGCACGGTCGGCGCCTACGAAGCGACGTTCTCGAAATGGGGGCGCCCCTCTGAGGCGTGGAAGCACTCGACGGTGGCGGGTTTCCGCCGCAAGACGCGCGGCCCGTGGGACTTGCTCTACCTCGCGCTCGACGCGGCGGTGGGCAGCCGCAATGAGAGAAAGGAGCAGCCAGAATGAA